TGCGCCCAAGAGTGCGCGCAAGACAATCGGACAGGGCGAAAAACGCAACCCTGCCAAATACTTGACAAGACGGTAGTTCTTCTTGCAGAAGTGCGACGACAGACAGTTAAGACACTGAAAAGACGGATCAGACGAGCCGGCAATCTGCAATCGTCTGATCCTATCTGACACGCATCAGACGGAAAGTGCGCCCAAATCGTCGTTTGCGCTCACATTTGGGCGCACCGCTTGGTCCGGCTTCCGGGCCGCCGAGATGTGCTCCACGGCATCGGCGAGCCCGTCCGGCGAGTGCTTCGCGTAGACCTGCTCGACCATCTGCATCGTGTTCCCGAGGATGCCGGCGATCTTCCAGAGCGGGACGCCCCGGCGCGCCATCCAGGTCGCCGCGGTATGCCGCAGGAGGTGCGGGTGGAAACCCTTCACGTCTGCCGCCCGTGCGATCCGTTCGATGTGATGGTAGATGTCGGATGACGTATCCAACACATAAGACGTGGTGCGCTCCTTGTAGGCGCGCTCCAGGATCGGCCGCAGGCGCGACGAGATGGGCACGCTCGGGCGCTTCTTCTTCGAGCGCAGGTCGCCGTGCCGGTGGTAGTGGATGACCCCGGCCTCTAGGTCGACCTGATCCCACTGGAGGTTCTCGATCACGGCCCGGCGCGCCGCCGTCTCGATCGCTAGGTGCAGGAAGCGCTCGGCCCGGGACAGCCGGCCGCCCTCGCGGCGGGTCTCAGCCTCCGCGATGATCCTGTCGACTTCCTCCGGCCGGAGCCAGCGGTCCCGCACCTCCGGCGGCTCCAGGCTGTCCAGCTCCAGGCGCGCCGTCGCCGGCAGCTTCCGGCGCTTGATCGCGAAGTTCACGGCCGCCTTGAGCTTCGCCACCTCCAGCCAGATCGTGCTGAGCTTGGCCGGCCGGCCGATGCGGCCGGCGCGCCGATCGCGCACGTAGTCGTCGAGATGGGCTTGCCCAATGTCTGCGACCGGCAGGTCGCCAAAGGCCTCCAGGAGGTGCCGGCCGCTGCGCGCGGTGTTCTCGCCGGAGACGAGCTTCGGCAAGGCCTCCTTCGCATAGAAGGCCCACACGTCCGCGAAGTCTAGGCCCGCCCCTTTCGGGTCGCGCGCGGCCCTTTGCTCGTTGATGAGCCACTCGCCGAAGTAGATCTGAGCCGAAGCCATTTCGCTCTTGCCTGTCGACGCACGGCGAGTTCGTCTTCCGTCGATCCAGTGGATGTAGAATTTCCCGTTGGCGTGCTTTTTGAGTTCGGGCGCTTTAGACATCTTTCAGTCTCCAGAAAATGCTCAAAGTCGCGCTCGCGAATTAAAACGGGCCGGCCGGGAATAAATGCTAGGCGGCCCGCGGATCTGAGCTTTCGCACCTTTGAGACTGAGCACCTCAGTCTCTGGGCTATCTCAGCCTCTGTCAGCAGCGTCTGCGTCATCTTCGGCGATGAGCTGGAATATCTTGAGCGCCGTGGCCGTCTTGAGCATCCGGTTGATCTGGACGGCCATGTAGCCCGGCCGACCCTTGGCTTCCGTGAGGCTGAGCGCAGCCGGCGCCCGGTGGTGCGCCTCTATGACGAACACGTCCGTCAGCTCGTTCAGCTCGATCCCGAGCGCGCTCGCCATGCGGGCGAGGTTCTCCCGGGTCGGGAAGCTCGTCTCGTTCTCCGTGGTGTTGACGACGTTCCGGTTGAGCCCAGCCCGGCGCGCCAGTTCGGCCTGCGTCCAGCCTCGATCCCGGCGCAGCTCCGCGATGCGGCCTGCGATCATGTGGAGCTTGTGCTTCCGGACGTTGTCGTCCTGCGGCTGGAAGCTGGGCTCGCGCACGGGCTCGTCATGCCCGGACCCACCAGACATATCCTCTGTGTTCGCGATCATCACGTCCTGATCCTCGCGGCAGTGGCGCCGCAACGCCGTCGTAAGACATTTTGTCCGAAAGCGCAAATCCGACCGTTGACGCCGGACAATATGTCCGTTACCTGTCTGATGCAACGGACGGGGGAGGCAATGGCGGGGTTCAACAGCACGAAGTTCCTCAAGGCCCACTTCCCCGACTGCGCGACCATGCGCAGCCTGCTCACGGCCTACGGCTTCGAGCCGCCGGCCGCGGACACCGCCGAGAAATGGTGGCGACGCGGATCGGTGCCGGGCGCGTGGCTTCCTGTCCTACTCGGCATGCTGGAGCTGGAGCACGGAAAGCCTGTCAGTCTCCTGCCGTACCTGGATCGCTAACGCTTCCGTGAGGAGCGCAATCGCGCTATATGTCGCTGTTCTCGTTTTGTGTCGCTAGAGCTAGGAAGGTGAGCCGTGAGCTTACAGTCGGAATGCGCTTTCTATTGGCGTTTCGCGCCCATCCTTGAGATGGCGAAGACTTCCTGGGTAGCCGGTCCAATCTTAGCGGAAGCTAGGGACGAGATCCAGAGCATTGCGGCGCACACCCGCAATGCTTTGCTCCGCGAAATGTGCATCAGCCTCTTGGACGCCACCACCGAGGATCGGATTGTCAACTTTCCGACGGAACAAGTGGTGAACGAAATCCTAGAAGGCATCGTTCAGGGCAACGGTGCAAAATTTCCAGGCATTTTCGAGGGGAAAAAGGTCGCACATCTAAACGTGCAGGCCTTCGGGTAATGCGCATTCTAGGTGTGGATCCCGGGGCGAAGGGGGCCCTAGCGCTTGTGGAAAACCACGCTGTACGCGTCTTCGACATGCCGCGCCTCACGGTGCGGCGTGGCGGGAGCGATAAGGACGAAGTCGACGGCTTCGCCCTTATGGACCTTCTGTCTGATCTGTCACCCGACGTAGCTTATCTGGAGCAGGTCGGTGGGATGGATGGTCAGTCGGCGTCTGCTGCCTTCAACTTCGGAAGGGCCGCTGGAGCCCCGGAATACCTGCTGATGGGCCTGCGCATCAGACACACGCGGGTGCCTCCGCAGGTCTGGAAGAAGGCCCTCAAGATCAAGGGCGGGAAGGACGACGCCCGCATGGAAGCGATGCGCCGCTGGCCGGCACTCGCGAAGGAGTTCCGCGTCCGCCGGCCCGACTTCGCCGAGGCCGCGCTGATCGCTGAGTACGGACGGCTCCAGGAGGGCGCCAATGACCTGTTTGCCTGACTTCTCCCAGCCGGCCCCGCACCGCGCCGACGCCCGCTTATCCGGGGCGCGCCGGTCCGAGCCCAACGCTCCCGGGATGGGCACGCTGAGCCCCCGCGAGCGCGAGGCGCTTCTGCTGCGCCTGGAGGCCTTCGCGGACGCCCCGCGCGAGCCCAGCCGCTACGCCGCCAACACCCTCCAGGCCGATCTGGTCTCCGCGTTCCGCGACGGCGACCGCCACTACCTTCTGGTCGTGCCGGCCGGCGGACAACCTGTCCGGGTCGACGTGACCGGCCGGCTCGGCGCCCTGTTCGCCTACCTGGGCGAAGTGATCGAGAAGGCCGGCATCTGATGCAGCCGGTCCCGCTCCCGCACCAGATCGTCGGCGGCCAGTTCCTCGCGAACGGAGGCCTGCTGCTGGCCGACGAGCCTCGCGTCGGCAAGACGGGCGCCTCGATCCTGGCGCTCGACTTCCTGATGGCCCGGCGCGTCCTGGTCGTCACGACGGCGTCGGGGCGGTTCAACTTCGGCCGCGAGGTGCGCGAGTGGCAGGCCTTCCCGCGGGAGGTCCAGGTCATGATGGGCACGGCCGGCCGCGTGCAGCCGCAGACCGACGTGGCGGTCGTGGGCTGGTCGACGGTCGGGAACGAGCAGCAGCAGGCCCATCTGCTCGACTGGCGCCCCGAGCTGGTCGTGCTCGACGAGAGCCACTACGCCAAGAGCTTCGAGGCGAAGCGGACCGTCGCGGCCATGGCGCTCGCGGACGCGGCCGACCGGACATTCTGTCTGTCCGGCACGCCCATGCCGAACAGCCCGCTCGACCTGTGGCCGATGCTCCGGACGCTGGCGCCCGAGCGGGTGAGCGATCTGAGCTTCGACGACTTCATGGGCCGCTACTGCGTCGTCCGCCACAAGTTCGTGGCTGGCGAGTGGAAGCCGATCGTCAAGAAGGGGAAGAACGAGGCCGAGCTGCGCCAGCGCCTCGACGGGCTGCTCCTGCGCCGGACCCAGCAGGACGTGGGGATCCGCGAGCCCATCTTCTCCACCCTGGCGCTCGACGGCGGCGCGGTCGGCACGGCCGCGATCCGGGCCGCGCTGGCCGAGCTGCCCGAGGCCGACGAGATCCTCGACGCCGCGGAGACCGGCGACACGAAGATGCTGGAGCACCACCTGGGCACGCTCCGGCGCGTGACGGGCATCGCCAAGGCCTACGCGGTCGCCGAGCTGGTGAAGGAGGAGATCGAGACCGGGAAGATGCAGCGCGTCGTCCTGATGTGCTGGCACACCGGGGCGATCGAGGCGCTCCGCGGCCTGCTCAAGGCCTACAACCCGGTCGTCCTGGACGGCTCGACCCCGGCGGCGAAGCGGGCCGGCGTGATCGAGGCTTTCCAGAACAACCGCTCCCAGGTGTTCATCGGTCAGATCATCGCCGCGGGCGAGGCGATCGACCTATCAGTTTCGCGCGACCTGATCTTCGTTGAGCAAAGCTTTGCTCCGAAGGACATGAAGCAGGCCGCGCTCCGGATCACTAACCACGGCCAGAAGGCTCAGTGTTTGGTGAGAGTAGCCGCGCTCGCGGGCTCGATAGACGAGGCCTTGACCGCGGTGTTAGTGCGCAAAGTCGCTTCAATCAAAGAGGTTCTCCAGTGAGCATTTCGATCACCATCAACGGCGACAACGCTTCCGAGGCGATCCGCGAGATCTTAACGCTGGCGGGCAGCATGGGCATGTCGCGGGGCACCGACACGTCGGCCGCCGCGCTCGCGACTGGCATGTCTGATGTGTCGTCCGACAATCGCCAGACGGCCGAGCCCGCGAAGGAGCCGGCCAAGTCGACCCGGAAAAAGGCCGACAAGCCGGCCCCGGCCGCCCCGCCGGAGCCCGCCCCCGAGGTGAAGGCCGCCGACGCGGCCGACGAAGCGGCCGAGAGCGAGAAGGTCGTCGAGGAGAAGGCCGCCGAGGCCAAGGTCGAGCCAACGGAGGTGTTCGATCGGAACGTCATGCGCAACGCGGGCGGCGAGTACGCCAAGCTGTACGGCATGGCCGCGGCCCAGGAGGACGGCCCGAAGATCATCGGATACCCCGCCTTCTCGAAGGTGCCGGACGAGGAGATCGAGAAGGCCACCCGGGCGCTCCGCGCGGCCATCGCCGAGAACCCCTACGGCCGCACGAAGGCCGCCGCCTGATGTCCGCCGGCCACGCCCAGCGGGATCATGCGCAATGGTCCGCCAGCGCAAGCGCCCGGCTCTGGGCGTGCGCCGGCAGCCTTGCCCTGTCCGGTCGCACCGGACAGGCTGACAGCGAGAGCGAGGCGGCTGCCTGGGGCACCGCCTGCCACGAGGTGTCCGAGGACTGCCTTCGCCACGGGCGCAAGCCCGAGGAATGGATCGGACGCTTCATCCAGACGAAGCGCCACCGGATCGAGGTCGACGAGGAGATGGCCGAGACGGCCCAGGTCTACGTCGACTACGTGATGGAGGCCGGCGTCTTCGGGCTCAAACCGACGTGGATCGAGGAGCGCTTCAAGCTCGACGCGATCAACCCGCCCTTCGAGGCCGGCGGCACGGCCGACACCGTCATCTACCACGACGGCGAGCAGCTCCTGGAGGTCGTCGATCTCAAGGGCGGCCGTGGCATCGTGGTCGAGGCGCTCGGCAATAAGCAGGCCCGGACCTACGCGCTCGGCGCCGTGCTCAACAACCCTGGGCTCGACATCCAGGAGGTCAAGGTCACGATCGTCCAGCCCCGGGCGCCGCACCGGGACGGGCCCATCCGCTCGGAGACCTTCCACGTCACCGACCTGATCGACTGGACGACCGAGCTGCTGGCGGCGATGCGGCTCGCGAAGCTGGCCGACGACACCTACGGCTCGAACGGGTCCGAGGATGGGTCCTTCGACGAGTGGGCCGAGCGGTTCCTGCACCCCGGCGATCACTGCACGTTCTGCCCGTGCGCCGGGTCCTGCCCGGCCCTGGCGGTCGCCGCGAAGTCGAAGGCGCTCCTGTTCTTCAAGGATGAGAGCGGCGTCGAGCAGGAGAACACGGTCGGCAAGCTCACGCCGGCCGAGGTCGCCGAGATCCTCGACCGGGCCGACATGATCCAGAACTGGCTCAACGCCGTGCGGGCCCACGCCCACGCGGAAGCGGAGGCCGGCGTCGAGATCCCGAACTATCAGCTCGTCGCCAAGGTCGGGCGCGAGCGCTGGAACGACGGCGCCGAGGCCGACGTGATCGCCGCGTGCGAGTGGGCCGAGCTGCCCCTTAGCGAATACCAGAATGCTCCGAAGCTGAGAACGCCTAAGCAAGTACGCAAGGCGCTCGGCCCGGATCTCGCCAAGCTCGTCGAGAGACACTCGACGGTGCCCACTGCCGGAACATCCCTGGTCCGGCAGGATAAGACGGTGCGCACTCCGGTCCAACCGAAGGCTCACCTGTTATTCGACGTGATTGACGACTGAAAGGACACAATATGACTTCCCGTACCGAAGATTTTCGCTCCCCGCTGGCCCGTCTGTCCCGCGTGAACCTCTACAAGCCCCGGGCGAACAAGAAGAACCCGGACAAGCTCAAGTACGAGGTGAACCTGCTCTATCCGAAGTCGGCCGACCTGTCGGCGATCAAGGCGGCCGTGATCCAGGCCGCCAAGGCCGAGTGGGGCGAGAAGGCGGTCGACCTGCTCAAGAACGGCGTCATCAAGCAGCCGATCCTGGACGGTGACGGCCCGCAGGGCGTGAACAAGACGACCGGCGAGCGCTACAAGGAGCTGGAGGGGATGTTCTTCATCCGCTGCGCCTCGAACCTCAAGCCGGCGCTGCTGAGCCCGAAGGTGACGGCCGCGGTCGAGGGCGAGCACCTCTACTCGGGCTGCTACGGCTACGCGGCCATCCACGCCTACACCTGGGAGAGCGACGAGCAGGGCAGGGGCGTCTCGATCGGGATCAGCATGGTCCAGCACGCGAAGGATGGCGAGCGCCTGGGCGGCGGCCAGCAGGATCCCTCGAAGTTCTTCGAGACGATCCCGGACGACGACAGCGGCACGGGCGGCGCGGCGGCCGACACGGGCGACGGCGCGGGCGCGCTGTTCTCCTGATCGTCTGATCCGTCATGCGACGCCGGGCATGGTGTCCGGCGTTGCCCCGCAGTAGGAGATCCTCAGATGTCACGCATGAAGTCCCTCGCCGTCGCCGCCCTGGGAGCTGGGCTCGGAATGGCCGCCGCGGCCGGCGCGCTCACCAACGCCGTCACCGCGGGCGCGGAGCTGATCTCGGGCGAGCCCCGGGCCGCGCGCCGCAGGCAGGCCCGCAAGGGCCATCGGTTCGTCATCGGCCGCCGCGGCAGCCGGAGCCGCTACCAGCCCCACCAGGGCTCCCGGGAGATCGCCCGGCGCGTCCGGCAGATCATGGACGGCCAGCTCGTCGCCTGGACGCCCCCGGGCACCGAGGCGCCGGCCGCAGACGCCGCCCTGCGCGCGGAGAAGGCGATCCCCGCCCAGGTGCTGATCGACGCCGGACTGGAGGCCGAGCGCCGGGCCAAGCGCAGCGAGACGGCCCGCAAGGCCGCTGTGACCCGCGCTCGCAAGCGGGAGGCGGCCAATGGCTAAGGGGCAGCCGGACCCGGGGATCGGGCACAACTCGGACAGCATCGCCGCCGACGAGCTTCGCACCTTCATCGAACGCCTGGAGCGCCTCGCCGAGGAGAAGGCGGGCATCATGGGCGACATGAAGGAAGTCATGGCCGAAGCAAAGGGCCGCGGTTTCGACGCCAAGACCATCCGGAAGATCTTGCGGATCCGTTCGCGCGATCATTCCGAGATGCAGGAAGAGGCCGCGGTACTCGAACTGTACTGCCAAGCGCTCGGCATGGAGAACTTCTTCGCATGACCGCGCCCACTCGCAAGGTCCGGGGCGGCTGCGGCTTCTGCGCCCCGGTGTTCGCCGCCGGCCTGATGATCGCCGGCTACGCCCTGGCCTTCTTCGTCACCCTGCACGGCTGATCGACCCGTCCCGCCCCGGTCCGCCGGGGCGGTCCTGTTTCCGCACCAAGGATGCCTGCCATGTTCGATGCAGACGACACCCCCGGCTACCTCCACGACGCCTACCGCGCCGCCCTCGACAACGGGCTGCTGAGCCTCAACCTGACCCGCGTGGGCACGGACAACCGCATGTGGCAGGCCTCCAGCCGCTTCGCGAAGTCCAGCGGCTTCCACGTCGAGATCGAGGCCGACGCCCTGGACGCGGTCATGAAGGCGCTCGGGGCCTGGGCCCGGATCGGCGCTCCGGCGCCCGCCGGCCTGTTCGACGACGAGCCCGCCACCGAGGGCGACCCGCGCGAGGACATGACGCTCGCGGACCGGCAGGCGCCGGCCGAGCCCGAGGGCGCGGGCCTGTTCGACTGATGTCCGGCCTGGAGATCGACTTCGAGACCCGCTCGCCCGTCAACCTCAAGGTCGAGGGCGTCTACCGCTACATGGAGCACCCGGAGACGGCGCCCCTGATGGCGAGCTATACGATCGACGGGGGCCCGGTCCGCCGCTGGCGCCCGCCGGAGCCGTGCCCAAACGACATCGTCGCCCACGTCGAGAAGGGCGGGACGATCGTCGCGCACAACGCCGGCTTCGAGCGGCTCCTGTGGCAGATGATCCTGTCGAAGCGCTACGGCTGGCCGGCGGTTCGCCTCCGGCAGTTCCGCTGCACGGCCGCGACGGCCGCCGCCCTGTCGCTCCCGCGCGACCTGGATGGGCTCGGAGTGGCGCTCAACCTGTCGGTCCAGAAGGACAAGACGGGCAAGACCCTGATCGACCGCTTCTCGAAACCGCGGAAGGTCACGAAGGCCGACCTGGAGCGCCACCAAGGCGGGCCCATGCCGGCGCTCTTTCACGAGCCGGCCGACTTCCCGGAGGATTTCGAGCGCTTCCACGACTACTGCGACGTGGACGTGCTGACGGAGCAGGCGGCCGATCGGCGCATGATACCGCTCCGGACCGAGTGCCAGGAGGCCTACTGGCGGTCCGAGCAGATCAACGACCGCGGCCTACGGATCGACGTGGAGAGCGCCAAGGCCGCGCTGCTCCTGGTCGACCGGGCGAAGCTTCGGCTGGATCGCGAGATGCGGCACCTGACGGAAGGGGAGGTCGAGGCCTGCTCCCAGGTCGCCAAGCTTAAGGACTGGTGCGCCGTCCGGCTCGGCCAGGGCCCGGCGATGAAAGCGGCCCTGGAGTTCTTCGACGGCGTGCTGCCGGAAGGGAGGGGCGAGGAGATCGCCAGCCTGGGCAAGGCCGACATGGACGACCTGCTGGAGCGGGAAGACCTGCCGCCGCTGGTCCGGAAGGCGCTGGAGCTGCGCCGCGACTACGCCAAGGCCTCCACGGCCAAGATCAAGGCCTTCCTGTCCCGCGCCGGCCAGGACGGCCGCATCCGGGGCGCCTTTCTGTTCCGGGCCGCCGGCACCGGCCGCTACAGCTCGACGGGCGCCCAGGTCCACAACCTGCCGCGGCCCCGCAAGGTGTTCGACGACGCGCACCTCGACCCGCGCGACCTGTTCGAGGCGATCCGGAAGGCGAACGTCGAGTGGCTGGAGATGCTCTACGGCGAGGAGCTGGGCAAGCCGCTCCCGCTGCTCTCGGACAGCATTCGCGGCTTCATCTGGGCCGACCCGGGCAAGGAGCTGCTCGCTGCGGACTACAGCGGTATCGAGGGCGCAATCCAGGCGTGGTTTGCCGGCGAGGAGTGGAAGGTCAAGGCGCTATTCGACCTGATCGCCGACCCGAGCCTGCCCGATATGTACCGGCGGGCCGCGGCCGGCATCTTCAACACGACCACGGATCTGCTGATGAAGAAGGACAAGCGCCGGCAGGTCGGCAAGGTGTCCGAGCTGAGCCTGGGCTACCAGGGCGGCGTCGGCGCCTTCCGGAGCATGGCCCGGAACTACTCGCTCAAGCTCGGGCCCATCTTCGGCCCCGCGTGGGAGGCCGCGGACCCGGAGCGCCGCGAGAAGGTGCTCAAGCGCTACGAGGAGTGCCTGGAGCGCGGCGAGCTGCTGACGAAGCAGCTCACCCGGGAGGAGTGGATGGGCGCCGAGCTGGTGAAGGTCGGCTGGCGCGCCACGCACCCGGCGATCGTCGCGAGCTGGAAGGAGCTGGAGGCCGCGGCGCGCGAGGCGGTCGTGTCGCCCGGCACGAAGGTCCAGGCGCTCAAGGTGTCGTTCCTGGTCGCCCGGGGCTTCCTCTGGTGCCTGCTGCCGTCCGGCCGGTGCCTCGCCTACGGGGCGCCCTCGATCCGCGAGGTGGAGGTGCCATGGGCCGACAAGGCCCTGACGCCGGAGCTGCGCGAGAAGCGCCCGGTCGTGACCTGCCTGGGCGTCGACAGCCAGACCCGCCGGCTGATCCGCTACGCGCTCTACGGCGGCCTGATCTTCGAGAACGTGGTCCAGGCCATCGCGCTCGATCTCCTGGACAACGGGATCGAGATCGCTGAGCGCGCCGGCTACCCCGTGGTCGGGCACGTCCACGACGAGATCATCACGGAGGTGCCCCGAGGCTGGGGCGATCTCGCGTGGTTCGAGAAGGCGATCTGTGAATTGCCGGGATGGGCTCGCGGTCTGCCGCTGACTGCTGGCGGATGGCGCGGCAAACGCTACAGAAAAGACTAGACGTCATAAGGCTGTGTGCCGTTTGCCCACATCTGACACTTATGCTGCGCACATGGGCAGGCGCCCCTGTCAACCTCACGCCTATTAAATAACCTGATCGACAGACATAACGGGGCCGTGATAGCGCCGTTATGGCGCCAGTGTGGCGTCTCAGCCATAGGTTCTGCTGAGATGAGTGAAGGTCCCAGATACGAAACGCCTTGGGCTAACGCTCTGAACGAGCGCTCGTATTGGTATCACACCATGAAGTTCCCGGACGGTGACACTGTCCGTGGTAGCTGGACTATTGCTGACTTTAGTCAGTACATCGGCGGTTACGATCTCCAGGGTAAGTCTGTCCTGGATGTAGGCACAGCGTCTGGCTTCCTGGCCTTCAATGCTGAGAAGGCCGGTGCGCAAGTCACGGGCTTGGATGCAGCTTCGACCGACGAGTTTAGGCACGTCCCTTTTTCAGACAGCCTGTCATACAGGGACATCCGACAATTCAAAGATACGTGGACGACCCACAACCTAATCCCAATAAAGAACTCCTGGTGGCACGCGTGGCATAAGTACAACAGCAAAGCCCGCTGCGTGTACGCGCCCATGCCCGAGCTGTATGAGTGGCCGGAGCAGATGTTCGACGTGGTCATGGCCGGCGCGATCGTCGAGCACCTGTCGGAGCCCGTATACGCGATCGGAGCCTGGGCTCGCCTCGCGCGCGAAGCCGTACTGATCCCGTTCACCGACGTTGTTCCGGTAGACGACCTGATGATGCGGCCGATCACACCGCTGGACAACAGCGCGATCAACTACGTCTGGTGGCACCTGTCGCGCGGCCTCTACAACAAGATCTTCGACAATCTCGGCTTCGACGTGCATTACACGCTCGCGCGTGCTGAGCACCATGACGCCGAGGGCGGCACGCAGCTCGCCACCCGTCCGTCGATCATCGCGATCAGACGGGGGACGGACGCGGCCAGACGCTTCGACGCCTCGAAGCTGGAGGATCCGTTCCCGAGCGTGCTGGTGTCTGCCGTGCCGGCGCCGCCAGACACGGTCGTCCCGGCCGGGAAGAAGCGCTGGTGGCGCGGGAAGCTGTAGTGGGTGACGGTCCGATGGCCGACGAGATCCACCCTGCGGACCGGCGAGCGTTCCTGCTCGCCGGGCTCTCAAAGTCCAGCAAGCTCGTCGAGGTCGGGCCCAGCTACAACCCGCTGGTGCCCAAGCGCGACGGCTGGAACACGTTCATAATCGACCACGCCTCGCGCCAAGATCTCGTCGCGAAGTATGAGATCCACGCCAAGGCGATCGACGTTATCGAGGAAGTCGACTTCATCTGGCGCGGCGGATCGTTGGCGGATGCTCTGCCGGAAGACCAGCGCGGCACGTTCGACGCCTTCATCGCGTCGCACGTTATCGAGCATACGCCCGATATCGTCACGTTCCTACAGGCGGCGCGGACCGTTGTGCGCCCGGACGGCCTTGTCATCCTGGCCGTGCCGGACAAGCGGAAGTGCTTCGACTTCTACCGGCAGCCATCCTCGACGGCCGATGCAGTCGTCGCGTTCGAGGAGCGCCGAGATCGGCACGAGCTGCGCACCCATATCGAGTATTCGATTCGGACCGTTCTGAAAGGCGGCATGCCGGCTTGGTTCGATACCGATACCCGTCCGGTCGAGATCATCAAAGGCCTGGACGATCTACCGATCACGCTGTCGCTGAGATTCAACAACGACTACGTCGACGCCCACAACTGGATCTTCGTCCCGTCGAGCTTCCGCCTGATGATGCTGGAGCTGGGGCAGACCGGCTACATCGATCTTGAAGTCGACGAGCTGGTCGAGCGCCCCGACACCGAATTTCTGGTGCGGATGCGCCCCGGCTTCCGGAAGCTCGGTCTGCCCGAGCTACAGGCCCGACGCCGGGCGTTGATGGATCAGGTCCTGATCGAGATCGCTGAGCAGACACGCCAGATCGAGGGCGCGCCGCTCTACGTCGCCAGCCAGCCGCCACCGCCGCCGCGGCCTCGACGCCGCTGGTGGCAGCGCCGAGCGTAGTGATTCGAATGGGATGCGTAGCAACCGCTGCAAGGGCTGCTTGCGACCCATAGTGGGCGGCCTGAGGCGTATCAGGATTTCCACAAACCGGACGTAAGTCGGTTGCTTTGCGACATCAGCTTGGGATGCAAGTGGGGGGCCGACGTACCCTGGGCGGGTTCGCACAGGAGATGTGCTTGGCCGACGTCGGCGCAGCGACATGCCGGCGGGCGCTTGAAGCGATCTTAACTCGCATCGGGCTTGATGCCTTGGACGGAGGCTTCCCGGCATGGCGAGCGTCGAAGCAGTAAAGACGAAGGTAATGCGCGTTGTTTCGCTGTCGCCTTTCACGGCGGCCCTATGTCTCGCCGGAGCTTGCCTGGTCGAGGGCATGTCCCGGTACTTCAAATTTAAGACGCAGGCCACAGATCCTGGATCGGTTTTAGTGCTAATCGCGCTATGCGTCACACTGCGGTTTTTGCCTGTCCTCCGGGCGAGACCATGGCTGACTATCCCGTTCGATGTCTTTGCGGTCGTCGTTGTCGTCCTCGACTTGACGCTGATCCTTCCCTGGCAGGCGCAAGCGTTCGGGTTGCCACTGGCCGATGACGTTATCCATGCCTTCGATCTATCTATTGGCTTCGATCACACCGTATGGATGAGATGGCTCAACGCGCATCCAGATGTCACGTGGGCGCTGGGTATCGTCTACAACACTATGATACCCCAGACGATCCTGATAATCGTCCTGTGTCTGATGATGGGGCGTATCAGGCATCTCGACCGCTATCTGTGCGCCTTTGCCATAGCAATTATTCTCACCTCAGCGCTCAGCATCTTGTTGCCGACCCGCGGCATCGTCGCCATCCTCGACCCGGCGCTAAGGAATTTGCCCGGTTGGCCGTTCGCTGCAACGGATATCGCGACCTACGACGCCCTCAGATCAGGGGCACTGCGCGATCTAATTGGCGTACCGAAGTTGGGCATCGTCTCATTCCCGAGCTTCCACGCTGCGTCGGCGGTTTTGGCAACTTGGGCATTCTGGGCTTGGCGGCCGGCGCGCTGTCCCGCCGCGGTGTTGAACGGTACGGTCTCCATTGCCACCGTGGGATGTGGCGGCCACTACGTCGCAGATGTGGTGGCGGGCTTCTTCGTCGCCACGTGCTCGATCCTGCTGGCCGTGCGAGGTTCAGACCTCGGGTACACGCTCCTGGACCGCATAAAGCCAATCTCACGTTCCAACGTCCAGAGAGACGCAGGATCTCCAGAGATAGCTTAGGATCGATATTGGGCCGAACGTTAACGTTCGCCCCGATGCTCTTGGCGCTCAGAAGCGGGCCATCGCAAAACCATTCATCGCGGACACCGCGAGCGATCACACGGGGTTGCGGAGCGACCATCATACGATGTCTCCGGACAGGAGAGCGATCTGGAACGCCGCGCGATCGACCGGCAGGTTGGCAACGACCGCGTCGGAATAGAAGATCATCCGGACCTGATCGCCCTTGTTGAAGTGGGCCATGCGAGAATACTGACTGACGTACCTGCCGTTATTGGTCGGCCGGAAGGTCCAGTTCATGTGCGACCCATCTTCCTCTGCCGTGTGGACGCCGAAGCCGTAGAAGAACGAGCCTGTATTGTCCGGGAAGCGCAGCGCGCCCGTGATGTTGTAGACGCCGGACATGGGCACGAGGTAGTAGCTCTGCCCCGAGCCCGTCTTGAACAGCCCCTCGACATCCGCCTCTGTCGCGTTGAGCATGATCCGCTGGAAGCCGTTGCCGGCGGAGGCGGTCAAGCCGGAGCTGCCGAGCCCGACCGCCGCGCAGAAGTGCGCGCCCGTCGCGAGGTTCTCGATCCGCTTCCGGCCGAACGACTGCCCCAGGAGCTGATCCGTCCAGATCGCACCCTGCGCTTGGCCGTCGATCGACAGGAGCAGCGCGGCCGTGTCGATCCCGGCGGCGTTCTTGATCGTGCCCCAGCCGACCGACACGGTGTTGGTGCCCTGGCCCGGCCCGGTGCCCTGCTGCACCGGCTGGAAGCCGAGGCTGCCTGCCGGCCCCTGCGGACCCTGATCGCCCTTGTCGCCTTTTGGGCCCTGGACGCCCTGGATCCCCTGGTCGCCCTTCGGGCCCTGAATGCCCTGGTCGCCCTTGGAGCCCGTGTCACCCTTCGGGCCCTGGGAGCCGGTGTCGCCCTTCGGCCCGGCCGCGCCCGGGTCGCCCTGGACACCCTGGATCCCCTGGTCGCCCTTGGGCCCCTGAATGCCCTGGTCGCCCTTGTCGCCCTTGGGCCCCTGCACGCCCTGCGCGCCGGCATCGCCCTTTGCACCCTGCGCGCCGGGCTCGCCCTGCACACCCTGGAGCCCCTGGTCTCCCTTGTCACCCTTCGGGCCGGCCACGCCCTGCGGGCCGCGGATCTGGCCCACGTTGGTGAAGCCCGAGCCGGTCCAGGCGTAGCCGTCACCGGCCGCGTAGCCCGAGCCCGAGCTGGTGACGATGTACGTGTCGCCCGGGGTGTTCCCGGAGGCGGGGAGGTCGGCCGGCGTGGGCACGCTTCCCTTGATGACGACGCCCGCGCCCTGGTCGCCCTTCGCGCCCTGCTCGCCCTGATCGCCCTTCGGGCCCTGGATCCCCTGGTCGCCCTTGTCGCCCTTCGGGCCCTGGACGCCCTGATCGCCCTTGTCGCCCTTCGGGCCCTGCGCGCCGTCCTCGCCGTCCGCGCCGGGCAGGCCCTGGAGCCCGCGGGCGCCCGTGTCGCCCTTCGGCCCCTGGAGGCCCTGGTCGCCCTTGTCGCCCTTCGGGCCCGTCAGACCCTGCGGGCCGCGGTCGCCGGTCGCCCCGGGCGCGCCCTGCTCACCCTGATCGCCCTTCGGCCCCTGCACGCCCTGGACGCCCTGGTGCCCGGGATCGCCCTGCGGTCCCTGGGAGCCCGTGTCGCCCTTCGGGCCCTGCTGGCCCTGCTGGCCGCGGTCGCCCTTGTCGCCCTTGTCACCCTTCTCGCCCTTGAGGCTGGCGAGCCACTCGATCACGTTCCCCTGGAAGCCGTTGGCCTTTGCCACGCCGTAGGCGTCCAGCGTCTGCTCGAAGGCGGCGCTGATCGCGTCCAGCTCGGCGTCGATCTGCGTCGCCGGCAGGGGGCGCTGTGGGTTGTTGGCCTGATAGCCGGAGAAGCTGTACTTGCGCTGGTAGTTCATCGCGCCCTCGAAAGCAGAAGGGCCCGCTGCCCCGGAAGACAGCGGACCCTAAGTCTTATGACAGATCAGACAGGCGAGGCCTAGAAGACGTGGTTCCCGCCCAGGTCGATCAGGTTGCCACCGACGAGCAGGGCGCCCTGGCCGCCGCGGCCGTTACCGCCAGCACGGTTGTTGCCGCCGGACTGATTGTAGATGACCGCCGACCCACCGGGGAAACCGATGCCGTCGTTGTTCTGGGCACGCGAGGCGGTCGTGCCGTTGGCGAAGGCCACGCCGTAGACGCCGCCCCCGGTGTCGCCCGTCTGCGCGATGTGGATCATCTGATTGTCCCGCGCCCGCATCTGCGTGCAGCCGTTGAACAGGATGAACCCCTGCTTGTTCGCCCCGCCAGCGTCCAGGTAGAGCAGGCAGTCGGCGATCTCGAACTGCGAGATGCTGTCGAACTGCGCGCAGACCGCCTGGGCGTTGATGTGGCCGCCCTTCCAGGAGTGGCCCGGCACCTGATAGCCGTTGCCGACCATATGCAGGCCCACCTGGACGCCCACGGCGACGCAGTCCGTGAAGGACGAGCCCTCGACCGTCGCCTGCCCGGGACCGGCGCCTTCGTTGACCAGGAACGCCGTGCCCACGCCGATGACCGTGCAGCCCTCGCACGACCAGTCGCCCGAGGCGCCACCGCTCGGCGATACCTCGCCGAAGATGTAGATGCCCGTGCTGTCGACCGGGAAGGACTGGTTGTAGAAGCCCACGACGGTGACGCCGCGGATGCGCGAGGTGGCCGGGCCGTTGACCGCCAGGAAGTAGCTCGGCCGAGCGTCGACACGACCCTCGAACCGCATATCCTCCACGACGATGTTCTGGAACGAGCCGCCCAGCGCCGAGGCGTTCCGTAAGTAGCAGGCCGAGCCCTGGCCGATGTTCGGCATGGCCGAGACGACGATCCGGAAGCCCGAGAGCTTGATGAAGCCGGCGTCGACCACGAGGCCGTTCTGCCCGCCACCCGTGAAGGTGATGGTCGAGTTGGTGTCGGCGCCCTCCATGAAGATCGAGCCGTTCTGACCGAGGCTGGCGGTCAGCGGCGCGTTCACCACGAAGATGCCCTGCGGGACGACGAACCGGCCGCCGCCCTTGGCCTGGAGCGCGTTGATCGCGTTCTGGAAGGCGACGCGGTTGGTCTCCGGGTCGGCGTTGACGCTCGCGCCGTAGTCGAGCGGGGACACGGCGAAGGAGTTGATGTCCATCTCAGTACCTATGCTTGAGTTGCACTTTGTCTGGTGAGACGCGCCCATAGGCGCGTCCCGTCGTCACTGTCGGATGACAGATCAGACACTTGAGATCAGACGACGATGTCCTGACCGATCTCGGTGTAGGCGCCGGCGCCGTAGGCGCCCCCGCCGCGCTTCGTGTTGAAGGCCGACCGGACGTTGCTGTTGCCCGAGACGCTGTAGAGCGCCGCGCTGTCGGCCCGTCCGATGTCGAAGAAGTTGCCCTGGACCAGCACGTTGCTGCTGTCCGAGATCGCGATGCCCCAGATGCCCCGCTGCGTCGGGCCACCCGTGATCTCGTCCACGTAGCGGGTCGAGTTGTTGTGGATCTGGATCTCGTCGCAGTTGATGACCCGGATATGGCCCTGGCTGTTCGCGGCGGCCGAGCCGTCGAGGTACAGCAGAGTGTCCGAGATCTTGAACTCGTACCAAGTCTCCAGAAGGATGCAGATCTGACGAGCGTTGATGTGCCCGCCCTTCCACGCGTTGCCCGGAGGCCTGTACCAGCCGCCCTGCATGTGCAGGCCGTACTGGACGCCGACGAGCGTGCACTCGTTGGCCTCGAAACCTTCCATGACGTACTGCTGGATCTGGCCGCCGACGCACCAGATGCCCTTGTAGACGCGGAAGATGTTGCAGTTGTAGAGCTGGATCGCGTTGGCGCCCTGCGTGTCGCAGATGATGTAGATGCCGGTCGCGGTGTTGCCCTCGCCCCACCCCGAGTAGCCGTCCACGTTGAAGTCGCGGATGACGCCCGAGGACGGGTTGCGCACGTAGAGGACGTTGGAGCAGGGCGCGTCGTCCGTCAGACGGACGTGCAGGCCGTCCACGGTGATGCCGTTGCAACCCTGGAGGACGCCGATGATCGACAGGACCGACCCGTTGCCGAGGTTCGGACAGCCGGTTGCGACGACGCCGAAGTCCTTGAACGCACAAGCGTTGTTCGGCGTGACCTGCTGGAGCACGAGGCCATTGTTGAGGTTCGGGCCATTGAAGACCAGCACCGAAGCGTCTGCACCCGCACCCTTGATGACGCAGCTCTTATCGGTGGTGCCGCCGATCGGGTTCTGGATGAGGAAGCGGCCGGGCGGGATGTAGATCTGACCGCCCTCCGGCGTGTTGTTGAGGGCGTTGAAGGCCGCCTGGAATGCCCCGGAACAGTCACCGCCGTTCGACACGGCGCCGTAGTCGACGATATTATAGATTAACGGGCTTACGACCGACATTTGATGCCTCGCTATGCTTGGAAAGAGCCCGGCGAGGCGCTTGAGATGCTTTGCGCATGTGGCCACGCTGTCTCGCGGGGACCGCTCCCCCGCCGGGCCGGCGCACCATACGCATATCAGACAGCGTCAGACAATACGTCGGACAAAATGGCTTGACTCAATCAGACAGATCGACCAAATGTGAGGGCGTAACGCCGCCATGGCGTCCCACGGAGTGCCACCATGAACCGACAGCCCAAGGGGCAGAATTTGGTCCGCGCCACGGTCCACCTGGACGCGGCTTTACTGGCCGAGCTGGACGACGCCGGCCGCGCGCGCAGCCTGTCCCGCAGCGCCATGCTCGCCCAGCTCCTGCGCCAGATGCTCCCGAAGACACGGAGGACTTCCTGATGCAGCCCCGATCCCTCGACGAGCTGCGCCGGCTGCTGCCGGGCGTCGGCGTCTCGATCTACGCGATGGAGCCCGGCGGGCCCGTCACCCTGGAGCTACTGGAGGAGGGCGACCCGGGCGAGGCGCCGCAGGCGATCGTCTGGACCGCATCGACCGAGCGCGAGGCTTGGGAGAAGGCCTTCCCGCCGACGCCGGCTGAGCCCGTGCCTCAGGGCAGCTTCATGCCGCCCGAGGGCTCACCGGCTCGCGCCGAGCTGGCCGCCGCGGTAGAGGACCCGACCGCCGGCTTAGCCGCCGAGCTGGCCGCGGAACTGGCCGCCGACGCTGGCGGGCTGTTCGACTAATGGGCGCTCTCGCCTGAGCAGATCGCCCGCGCAGCTTCGGTTCCGCGGGCGTCTGATGTGTCATCCGCACCCGAGGCCCCCGTGAACGCCCACGCCCGCATCGTCCGGACCGCCTATGCCGTCGCGTTCCTGCAACGGCTCGACCTGCACGGCCGCCACCACCTCACCGCGCTCGATCCGGAGACGGGCGAGATCGAGGCGCGCTATTTCCCGGCTGAAAGCTGGGGCGAGATCGCCGCGTGGATCGAGGCGCGGGCGCATCGCAACCTGTACTATTCGGTGAACGAGCCCATCCCGGACGCGCCCCACGCGAAGCTGCGGAAGGAGCATATTGCTCGGATACGAGCCATCGTCGCCGACCTGGACCCGGCCGGCTCAACACCCGAGGAGACCCAGGCCTCGCGCGACGAGCTGCTCGACCGGGCGCACGAGCTGGCCGACGACAGCGAGCACCCGCCGACGCTCGCGGTAGACAGCGGCAACGGCGTGCAGTTCGCCTGGATCCTGCGCGAGAAGCTCAAACCGGCGATCTACCGGATCGACGCGGAGGATCTCGGCGCCGGCATCGCGGCCGCGCTCGACGGCGACGCGGTGCAGAATATCGACCGCATCATGCGGCTGCCCGGGACGATCAATCACTCGGCGCCGAAGAAGCGCGCCCGCGGGCTGATGGGCGGGCCCGTCACGATTCTCGACGACTGCTCGCACCCGGATCGGACCTACACGATCGAGGAGCTGGAGACCGAGTACGAGCCGATCGCCGGCGCGGACCAGAAGGACCGGGACGCGGCCGTCCAGGCTGCGATGGACGATCTGGACTGGAACACCGCCGAGGCCGGGCCGGGCGCCGAGCTGGTGGCGCGCATGAAGGCCGACGCCGAGGCCGACCCCTACTTCAAGGGCCTGCTCTCGGGCCGCTTATCGAGCGCCCCGGGCGACGGCTCGGGCTCGGCGTGGCGCGCCGCTCTAGCCGGCGCCATGGCGCGCAAGGGCTACGAGCTGAACGACTATGCGGCCGTGGCCTTCGTCTTCCCACCGGGCCAGCCCGGCAACGGCGGCCCGGTCACGCTGCGCATGGTCGCCCGGGATTGGGCCCGCGTCGGCAAGGCCGCCCAGGCCGCGGCGCCCAAAGCGGCCGAGATGTTCGTGGCGATCGAGGCCGAGCCCGACACCAGCCACTTCCCGGCACCCGTGCCGGAGAGCTTCGACACCTACGACCTGCTCGCCACGACCGCGACGGCCCCCGTGATCCAGTTGATCGACCCGGCCGACTGGTATGGGCGCGAGCCCAATGTGAAGGAGTGGTACGTCGAGGCCTTCGTCCCGCGCGGCGAGGTCACGATGCTCACCGGCAAGGGCGGCGTCGGCAAGAGCCTGCTCGCGCTCCAGCTCCTGATCGCCGTGGCGCTCGGGATCCCGTTCCTGGGGCTCCAGACGCGCCGGGCGAAGTGCCTGGGCTTCTTCTGCGAGGACGATCCGGACGTGCTGCACGCCCGCGTGCGGGACATCTGCCGGGCTCTCGGCCGCGACGAGCGCGAGCTGTCGGGCTGGCTTTATCTCGTCTCGCGCAAATACGACGACAACCTGCTCTGCACCTTTGACCGCCACGGCTCCGGCGTGGTGCTCAAGGCGACGCCCCTGTTCGAGGAGCTGGTGCGGGTCGCGAAGGAGCTGGGCGTCGAAGTGTCATGCCTGGACACGATCGCGGACATCTTCGGCGGTGACGAGATCAACCGGCAGCAGGTCCGCCAGTTCGTGCAGGGCTGTGCGGGCCGGCTGGCCGCTGAGACGGGCGGCGCCTGCCTGATGCTCGGGCACCCGTCCCGGGCTGGCGAGCAGAACGGGGAGGGCACGTCGGGCTCGACGGCGTGGCACGGCTCCGTGCGCTCGCGCTTCTACCTCGACCACATCGGCGACGAGGGCGGGCTCTACCGCGAGCTGACGACCAAGAAGTCGAACTACGGCCCGGCCGGGGCGAAGTGGAAGCTGATGTGGAAGGCGGGCGTCTTGGAGGTGGTGACGGCGTCCAGGACCGTCGCGGAGGGGGCCCCAGAAATTACGGGCTCGCTCCACCGCATCGTGCTCGACGCCGTGTCGAGCGCCAACCGCGACGGCGTCCGCCTCACCCTGGGGCGCACATCCAAGAGCAAGGCCGAGCCGATCCTGCGCCGCCGCGAAACGGGCGCGCTTGCGCCCTACACGGCCGCAGAGGTCGAGGAAGCCCTGGCGCAGCTCGTCGCGATCGGCGCGGTCGTGGAGGCCGAAGTGGGTCGCGACGGCTCGCGGCGGGCTATCATGGGTCTCAAGGCCGTGGCGGTAACGGCCGGTGAACCGGACAATTCGTCCGATGACGGCGGATTTTTCGACTGATTGGGTGCAGCAAACTAGGCGATCAAGGCACGGGCCAATTTGCTGCAAACCAGCTAAGTCGTTGAAGTCGTTGCAGCGAACTTCCGCAGCAAACTAAGAATGCAGCAGCGCCGCAAACTGCCGCAAACTTCCGAACAACACCCTGGTATCGTTCACGAATCTCTAGTTTGCTGCGCTCTGCTCAGACTGCCGCAAACTAGGGGGTATTACATACAGGGCATCCGCCCCGGCCGCGGGGGCCGAGCTGCGCCCCGCCATGTATCCCTGACCGAGCGATCTCGGACGTTTTGTCCGAAAAGATTTTCCAGCGCCTTTTCCCGTCGTGGAGTGGGCTCGATCGAGACGGCAGGTCGAGGGCCTCCATCCGCGGGCGCGGCGGGCGCGCCGGGTGCGCCGGGCGCGCGGCGCCCGGGCGCCCAGGCAGGCACTGGCGGGCACGCCCCGGGCGGGCGTTGCGCGGGCGCTCCGGGACATCCCGTCCGGATCGCGATGGCTCCGCGTTTCGCCAGAAACGGCCCGCCAGGGCTCAAGGCCGATTTTCGGCGCCCGTCGTAGCTCCCGGACCCCGCCGCGGCCGCTGGCGGGCCGTTTCTGGCGATTTTCAGCGGACGGCGCTCGCGACAGATCAGACGAAACGCAAAAGGCCCGCTCGGGGGAGCGGGCCTTTCAGGGTCGACAGGGTGCGGGCGGCTAGTAGTCGTAGGGGTGGCAGCGGCGATGCGTCCACTCCGTCAGCTTGGCGAGGCCCAGGAAGGGGAGGGCGACCGCGGACCCGGCCGCGGCGAGGGCGAGGACGTAGAACATCAGAGCGCACCCAAGGCGACAGCGACGGCGAGGAAGGCGACGGCGCCGAACATCACGGCGGACGCTTCGGCGAGGGGGAGCAGGACGGCGCGGGCGGTCACGCGACGCGCTCCACCAGGACGACGTAGCCGCCCGCGACCGTGAGGCGCGCCGCGACGGCGCCCCGGCGCAGCGATCCGGCCGCGGCGATGGCCGCGCGGTAGGCCCGCCAGCCGCCCTCTGTGTCGCGCAGCGACAGGCTGTCGAGCACGGCGACGACGGCGCCGACGAAGCGGGCGCCCGCGGTGTCGACGCGGCGCGCGACGAGCGCCATCTCGGCGGGTCCGACGTGCGGCGGATAGGTGGTGACGTGGTATTCAGCCATGGTCGTGGTGCTCCGTTGGCAGGCAAGGGGTCCGCTGTGGCGGCTGTGCCGCCCTCGCGCGGGGCGAAGGCGGCAGGGTCGCGACAGGTCGGGCGACAGATCAGACGTGCGCGGCCTCGACAGCGTCGGCGGACGCCTCGACGTTGAGCAGGTCGAGGCTCGCGGCGATGCGCTCCACCTCGCTCCAGTTGATGCGGTGGCAGCCGGCCACGAAGTCGCCCGACGCCTCGATGCTGTCGACCTGGAAGTGACCGACGCGGACGGTGCGGCCGTTGCGGTGCCAAGCCTCGCCGCGCTCGCGGCACAGCTTGACGAAGCGGAAAGCCTTGATCGCGTGGGACAGCGGGACTTCGGCGCCGAGCGAGGTCTCCAGCACGTCGCCGCGCACCCGCAGGTAGGCGCCGCCGCGTTCGTCGCGGCCGTGAAAGTAGGCGGTCGGCTCACCCGACAGCCAGGCCTCGCGCAAGGTGCGCTCCCGCTCGACGCGGGCCGCGGCGTCGCGAGCGTCGCGGGCCGCCTTGGCAGCCGCCGCGGCTTCGGCGCGAGCGAGGCGCGCGGCGATGCGCTCGGGCGTGTTGCGGGCGCTCCAGATGCGGAACGCGGCCGCTTCGTCCGCGTCGGTGTCGTAGGCCGGACGCGGCAGGCCGAACGCTTCGGCGTAGTCGCACGCGGGGTTGGCGATGCGGTTCAGCGAGGCGAGAGCGTCGGCGCGGTCGTAATCGCGCTTGCGGGGGAGCCGCTCAACGGTCGCGGTGTAGTCCGCGAGGTAGGCTTCAAGGTTCGCCGCGTGGATCTCGGGAGCGGACACCGCGTCAAGGTTGCGGTCGCCGCGGTTTTGACCGCCGAAGGCGCCGATGAAAGGAACCGTGAAGGTTTTGCGCACGCGGCCGTAGCCGAGCGCCGAGTGAGCCGGGCCGATATGCTTGCCGTTCGTGGTGACGCTATAGCTTCGCGCAGTAACGAGCGCGATCAGTTCGCCGTCAACACCCGGGACAAGGTGCGCGATCGGCGTGGAATAGCTGTAGAGCTTGCGGCCTTCAAACCAGAAATTGCCGTTGTGCGAGCGGGCGCTGTCCTGAGCCTGATGGGCCCAGATGTGAGCGACTTGGCGGTTAGCGACGACGTTCGGCATGACGTTCGATCCTTCTAGCGCGTCGGGTGACAGATCAGACGAAGCGGCCGTTGCCGCGGGGGAGCTTGACCGCCTTGACGCGGTCCGAGGGGAACATGGCCCGGAAGGTGGCGCGGGCCTCGCGCGGGGAGGTGGCGGCCACGTCCGCCTCAAAGGCGAAACCAAGGCCCGGGACGGTCCAGAGGACGATGAAGCGGATCATCAGCGGGGAGCCTTCACAAGGCGGCCCGTCGAGGCGTCACGCCAACGGCGGGTGCGGGGGCAGTAGATGGGCCCGACCGATGCGGCCTCGACGGGCGCGGCAGGCGCCTCGACGGCAGGCGCGGCGGGCTTACGGAAGGGGAGGAACATCGCGAGGGCCGAAGCGGCGATCAGCGCGCTTGCGGCGATCAGCGGGATATGCGGGGCCGTCTCGCCAAGGGGAGCGGCTAGCGGCGCCGTGTAGGCCATGAAGGTGTGAGCGGGTTCGGCCGCGACGGCTTGCGCCGTCACGGACATGGTCGAGCAGAGCGGGAGCAGGGCGGCTAATAAGGGGCGGGCTTTGGTCTGGAAGATCATGACACCGTGTCCGTTAGTGACTGCGTTACAGCACCTGTATCAGACAGATTGTCCGTCACGTCAAGCGGCACGACAGACAAAATGTCCGGAAAAGTGCGTACCTGTCTGACAGCCGATTTGCTCAATCGATAGATGCGGCCTATCAAGAGCGGGAGCGGCAATAGGCGGCGTCGCTATCCCGTTGTGCCGCTGACAGAATGTCCGGAGGCTGCAAGTGCCTGATCTGAAAGGGCGGATGACGCCGCAGGAAAGCGCATTCGTTGAGGCGATGGTGCGGACAGGCGATGCGGTCTATTCGGCGACCGTCGCAGGGTATGCGCAACCGCCGTCCGCCGCGTCCAAGGCGTTGAAGCGCCCGGACATCGTCGCCGCGATCCAAACGGCTGTGCGGCTGCGCGTGCAGGGCGAGGGCGCGGCCGTCGCGCGCACCGTGCTCGTCGAGATCGCCCTGGATAAGACCGCGCCGAAGGCTCCGCGCGTCGCCGCGGCCCGCGCGCTCGCCGAGATGACGCACCTAGGCGGCGTCGAGGGCGCGGGGCTCGACAAGCCGCTGTCCGAGATGACGCGCGCCGAGCTTGTCGAGGCGCGGCAGCGGGCAATTGCCTACCTCGCGGAGCTTGACGCGCCCGTGCTCGAAGCGGCGCCGCTTCCGGCGCCCGCGGGCGGGCTTTTCGACTGATTTGCGCCCCAAACCGCACGGTGCGGGATGCTAAGTCATTGATCTAACGGGGCGCCGCGCACTTCTAGGGGAAGTCCGACGCCTCGCGCGTGGCGCCCGGCAGCCGCCCGGCCGCGCGCGGGCGCGCCCCGGCCCCCGGGTACACCCGCGTCCGCGCGCGTCGGCGGTGGCCGGGGCCGCTGAGAAAATTGCGGCCGAAACCACGAACCGGACATTCTGTCCGGATCATCCCCGTTTTGTCCGGTCCGTCTGCCTTGTCCGGTCCGTCTGCTCGCGCTAGCGTGAGATATGACCAAACAGCCGCTTGCCGTCGTCACCATGGCCTTCAACGAGGCGATGCTGCTGCCGATCTGGGCGAGGCACTACGGCCGGCAGGTCGGCGCTGAGCACTGCTACGTCCTGGACCACGGCTCGACCGATGGGTCGACGCGGGACCTGCCCGTCAACGTCCTCCGGCTCCCGCGCTCGCCCCACGACGAGCACCGCCGGGCCGTGGCGGCGGGCGATTTCTGCACGTCGCTGCTCTACTTCTACGACCGGGTCCTGTTCACCGACACGGACGAGATGGTCGTGGCGGACCCGGCCCGCGATCCGAACCTTGTCGAGTTCGTCCGGCGGCTGCCCGGGGCGCCCTCGATCGTCTCGGCATTCGGCGTCGACCTGCTGCACGACCACACGCGGGAAGGCCCCCTGGATTGGGCACGCCCGTTGACCGATCAGCGCAGCGTGATCCGGCCGTTCAACTCGCTGTGCAAGCCCACGCTGATCCGCGAGCGCCCGGATTGGGCCGCCGGCTTCCATTTCAGCCACCGGGTGCCGGCGACGACGATCACGCCGTTCCTCTACCTGTTCCACATCGCCTTCGTGGACAACGACCTGCTGGTGCAGCGCCAGATCGAGCGCAACAAGGTGGCGAAGGCCCAGGTCGATCACCACCAGATCCCGCCCCAGCCGCTGCTCGATCACGTCAAGCGGGACATGGAGACGGTTCGGCGCGTCGGGACGAAGCTGGAGGCCGGCGATCGGGAGTTCGAGCGGGTGCGGGCTCGGTTCACGGAGCTGCTCGACCGGCGCGAGTTCGTGCAGCTCGACGAGTTCTGGGAGCTGCCGCGCCGGTTCCGCGGCCTGATCTGACGCCGGACATCTTGTCCGCACCTCGTGAGGTGCATGCGGGCTAGTTTAGGTAGCGGCCTTCGACGTGGCTGAGCGCTACGCGCACCTGACGCCAAAGGTCGCTGTCAAATTCGAGGTCCCGTAGCTCGTCGAGCGTGAGGGCTGCGAAACGGTCGCGAACGGGGCCCGGTGGGAGCGTATCGAGGACCAGCTTCCGGGTTCGCTCCATCGCTGCGTCTGATTTGTGTCTTGACGCTGTCTTGTCTTCGGACATATCGTCCGTCATGGCACGCTTTCCACTCACCGCTGCCGCGCTTGAGCACGAGGCCGAGGAGCTGATCTCGGGCCTGCTGGCTCAGCCGGCGTTCAAATCCGCAATCCAGGAGCTTCTGATGGCCTCCGTGAAGGAACTGAAAGACGCGCTCGACGGCGCGAAAGCGAGCGTCGACAGCCTGACCGCCAAGGTCGGACAGGTCTCCGGCTCCGGGATCGACCCGGCCGATCTGGATCCGGTTCTGGCCGAGGTCAACACCCTTCGGCAGACGGTCGACGCTCTCTCGGCCTCGCTTCCGGCACCCAAGGCGGCCGGCACACCCACAGTCATGTCATAATGTCGGCCGACGACCACAATAATTAGAAAAAGATAAATGTCAGCCCGGGCACTTGAGCTGCCCGGGCTATTTTAATCATAGTCGATGCTTATATCTCAGTCCCTAATTTGCTCGGCTTCGAGCCACAACGGATCTGTGGAAGATCTTAGCTGATCGAGCATCTCGCTCACACGAGCAAAATGAGACCTCTCCGGGGTATAAATCCACCCCTCGTCACCTTTATGACGCGATAGAATGTTTTCTCGAATCAAAAGTCTGAGTATAGAACCAGCGATCTTCTTCGATGCTCCGCCGCCGAAGCCCCGCAATAGTGCCTCTTCTTTGCGTCCGGCCCCCTTTTGTTTGAATGTCTTTTTTAGAATTGCGACGAGAATCTCCAGCGATGGCGAAAGTCCAGCTTTTTTGATCTGCGCGACGGTTTGTACCGAGTCAAAATCGTCAACTAGATCCAATTGAACCCAATCCGGCAGACCGGAGAATGACGCTGCCCCAGACACTCGGCTGGCCATACTACTTCTGATCGCCACACGATTCGGGGGTGAATTCGGAAGCACCAAATGCTCAAATGTTGTATCTGTTATTGTAAAATTCGTTACATTTTCGTCATTTATCACAAATTGCGATATAAAGGCCCCTGAGATCGTTAGCCCTTGAAGATCGGCCGGCTTTAACGCGTTACGAGACAACGACGCGACTATATCACCGGCTAGCGTTGCGTTCTTTGCAGCAGCGGCTCGGGAGGCAAGCTGCCTAAAACTATCAACGCGTTTTGACATATCTAATGCGAGTATAGACTGTCCGAGCGCTCGGAGCGGGTTTAGCCAGTTTTCGGAAATAGCGCGACGTCGTTGTGCCTCGTCATCGTCTGGAAGTTTAGCAACGTCCTTCGCTCGCAAACCGTCCAGAATAAACATGTCCACGAACTGGCGGTCTTGTGACTCTGCACCGATCCGCCCAAGGCTGGGAAGTCTTTGCAGCATCGCAGCAGCTTCCTCTACCGGAAGTTGGCCGACAACCGCCTCAAAGGCATCTTGTAGATCTCGCTGAGAAATTGGACCGATATTCGACGGCCGTGTCCTAGTTATTCGACTAAGGGCGACGAAGACCCGATATATAGTTTCCTCGTCGAAAAACGCATTGATGCGGGCGTCACGCTTGCAAACCACCCTGATGAAGTGATTCCAAAACTCCACGCCTTCGCTTGCGATGCCGAACATACTTCCAAGTTCGTCATCTGACAGTAGTGCGATAGTTTGGCAAATGAGCGGTTTCCGCGGCAGCCATGACGGGAGTTCGACTGCTAGACCAGCAGCATCGAAATACGCCTCTAGCTGCTCATCTGTAAATTCATCTTTCGCTTTGATGATAAGTGTATTATTCCTTTTAAGCCCTAGTGCAGTGAGCATTTCTTCGTTTGACGAAAAGTAATGCTCTCGCCCAGCTATCAAACATCCAGCGCTTGTGTTCTCGACTAAGTCCTTCACACCTCTCAACGCGCGTGCCCGAAGCTGTCGTAATCGGGTCTCATCTGTCGCCCACGATTGGCTTCCTAGCTCGTCGAAACCGTCGAGCAGAAGTATCAGACTTTGCCTGTTATTGGCTCTTACGGCTGCTGCGGCGAGATCATCTTTCCCAAGAACATAAGCACCTCTTCGGATGATCTCCTCGCCACGGTCGAGGCCCCAACATTCGCGGAGATTAACCGCGTAAGGGAATCGAAATGTCCCAGCCCAGCCGTCGGATAACAAATTAAACAATTCTCTTACGCATCGGCTTTTTCCGGAGCCGTATTCTCCAAGTAAAATGACGTTTTGCCCGGCCCGGAGCATGTCCGCTATTTCGTTAACACTGACGTCCTTGCCCCCGTCAAGTCTGGTGTAAGCAACCGGGACATAATTTGTCTTGTCTATCGCTCCGCTCAATGGATCGATCGAACTACCGAATGATGATGTTAGCCGGGCTTCTTTGTACTGAGGAAAGTGAAAAAAGAGGGTTCCCAACTGCCCGACCGATAAAACTGTAATTTTCACGGCGGCGGCCGCATCGATCATTGCCTGTGTGGGAGGCTTTGGAAGAACGATATAGCCGCGAAGCACTACTCCATCTACAATCAAACTCTGCCGAGCAAGACCGAGGCGGCCGATACCTTGCCTCACTTTGTCTAAGTCGTACTGCTTACTAATTTCAATAGCTACTGTTTCGTATTCGCTCTTATGGACAACTCCGTCGAAATTGACTCCCGCAATTCGCCCCGGCTCACAGTCTTTGCCGAAAACAAGCGTCGCAATCCCTCGAACTTGTTCTTCGAGTGTCTTCCAACTTGGTTGAGCCATAGCGCTGCACGCACCCTACCACGACCTCAATGTCTTCAATTACAACGTCAAATTGGCTCGATCAACCGATGGTACGACTTTAAGAACAAATGTTGAAACGCCATGTCGGCAGACGCCTTGTCCGTTTTGACGTGTGACCGTCTGCCGGATCTTACGCCTAAGGATCGGGTTCCGCTCGAAGCGTCCGGGGCCGCTCGTCTGATCTGTCTTGTGGAGGTCCGTCCGATGTCTTATTGAAATGGGCCATGACGCTACCCGCTTTCATCCGCCGCGCGTTCTCCTTCACCGCCTTTCAGCAGGCGCAGGGCGACGACAGCTTTCCCGGCACCGAGCTGGATGTCGAGCTAGACACCACCAACAACGCCCTCGACGCGCTGCTCGACGCCTTCAAGACCGTTCTGCGAGCTGACGGGAAGCTCGCCAACGGCATCGTCACCCGCAACAGCCTAGCCGCCGACCTGATCCTGGGGATCGGCGCAGCCCGGCCCTGGAACCCGACCCAACCCTACCTCGCCGACGAGACCGTCACCCGCGGCTACGCGATCTACCGGGCGCTCGCCTCGAGCCTGGGCGTCGACCCCGCTGCCGGCGGTGCGAGCTGGGAGCTGGCCGCGGACCTGTCGCAGGCGGTCGTGATCGCCGATGGGGGAGTGGGCACGGCCGCGCTCCAGGACGGCAGCGTCACGAACGCCAAGCTCGCCGCCGGGATCGACGGCGCCAAGCTCCAGGACGGCTCCGTGCCGGCCTCGAAGATCGGCGCCGGGCTCGGCACCGTGCCGATCGGCGCCCGCATGGCCTACGCCGGCTTCCGGGCGCCGCCCGGCTGGCTGTTCGAGGCCGGGCAGCCGATCTCGCGCACCGACTACGCCGACCTGTTCGCCGCGCTCACCGAGACGCTCCAGGTGGACATCGGCGCCGGGCAGAAGACGCTGCTCAACGCCTCGAAGTCGATCGCCGGTCTCGGCCTTCGCTCGGCAGTCGTCGAGGGCGTCGGGATCCCGGCCGGCGCGCGGCTGGTGAGCGACCAGAACGGCCAGCTCTCGATCAACGCCGCGGCGACCGCCAGCGCGGTCCAGGCGACGATCCGCATCTTCCCGTACGGGAACGGCGACGGCGCGACGACCTTCAACGTGCCCGACAGCCGCGGCCGGGCCGACTTCGGCCGCGACGACATGCTGACGAGCTATTGGGGCACGGGCGCCGGGCGCCTTGTCGCGACGGTCGACGGCGGCAGCCTCCAGGCCGGTGCCTTCGACGCCGGGGCGGGCAAAGAGCAGACCCTGCTCAAGATCACGAATCTGCCGAACAACCTTCCGGCGGGCAAGGTCACGGTGAACTTCCCGAAGCATAACCTCGCGACATACGGCGCTTTGGCGACTGCATCGGTGACGACTGCCAGTGGAGCCCTTCCCGTTCAGAACGTCTGGACGGGCACGGTGAACGGCGAAAGCAATCCGCAGCAGGCAAGCGCGGATTTCCAAGTCGACGGGACAAATGCGAACCCGACCGGGTCGCAGCCATTCAGCATCATCCCGCCCGCTCACGTCACAAACAAGATCATCTTCGCCGGAGTATAGTCATGCAGTCACGCCTGCCGACGATATGCGCCAATTACGGCGTCCGAGCCCAGAACGACTTAGGCTACACGCGCAACAAGGTCGCCGGACTGTTCGGCAACGGCGATGTCGAGAGCCAGGGCTTCAACACCCTCCAGGAGATCTCGCCGATCGTGGCGGGCTCGGCCGGCGGCTACGGCTGGATGCAGTGGACCGGGCCGCGGCGCCGCGCCTACCTCGCCTGGGCCTCCGCGCTCGGCCTCGATCCGGCCGCCGACGAGACGAACTACCGCTACATGGTCCACGAGCTGCTGACGATCGAGACGGCGGCGCACCGGGCGATCCTGGCGTGCGCCGACACGCCCGAGGCGGCCGCGGCCGTGGTCTGCACGAAGTACCTGCGCCCCGGGATCCCGCACCTCGACCGCCGCATCGCCAGCGCCAAGGCCGCCGCGGCCCTGATCGGCCCGGCGAAGGGCGCCAGCTCGCCCGACCTGGGCCCGGTCGGCGTGCCCATCAACCCGGCAGCGCCGCCCGTGCGCCTCCAGCGCGGCCAGTGGCCCGAGGACGCCCTGACGCGCTTCGAGGTCCAGGCGATCCAACAGCGGCTGCTCGATCTCGGCTACCATGTCGTCGGCTTCGTGGACGGGAAGTGGGGCGAGCGGACCGCCGCGGCGATCACCGCCCTCCAGGAGAACGCCCACACCGCGCTCCAGCGGACCGACGTGGCGATCGACGGGCACTACGGGCCCCAGACCCGGGCGCTGCTCGCCGACGACGCGAGCCGGCCGACCGTCTCGCCCGAGCGGGCCGGCGTGACCGCCAAGACGCTCGCCAAGGCCGGCAACCCGGTCGTGAAGACGGGCTCCAAGATCACCTGGGCGTCGGTGGGCTCGATCCTGGCGGGCCTGGGCGCCTTCGCCGTGACGCTCCAGCAGAACTGGACGACCAACCTCGACCTGGGCTGGCCGCTCAACATGGTGCTCGGCTTCCTGCCGCCGTGGGCCCTCCCGGTCGTGGTCGTGGCCTTCAACCTCTACACCGCCGCCAAGGCATCCGGCCTGATCGGCGTGGCGGTCGAGCGGGTCCGCTCGGGGATCGACAACACGGGCGCCGCCCAGGACGAGCCGGGCAAGTTCACGCTGCCCAGCCTGCCCTTCGGTCTCGACAAGCTGCTGCCCCGGTGATCGGGGCGGTCGCTGCCGTAGTCGGCAACCCCGCAACAGCCGATAAGGCAGCAGAGGTCCAGGCCCACGTCATGCAGTTAGATCTGACGACGGCGTTTGCGTTCATCGCGTGTATCCTCAGTGTTGGCGCGCTCGTATTCAGGTCTGGCGGTCAAGCTCAGGCTCAGAAGTCCTTTGAAACGTACTCGACCAAGATCGACACCGACCGTCAGAAGTGGCGCGAGGATTTCGAGAAGTCGGTTGAGCAGCGGTTCGGCGCCGTGAACGGAGCGGTGACACTTTGCCGTGAGCAGGTCCATGACGTTCGCGAGGATCTTGCGAGGAACTACTTGACTAAGTCCGAAGTCAAAGAGATCGAACTGCGCGTGTCCAACAGTCAAGACCGGATCCTTGACCATCTCGACAAGATCGACACTCGGCTTAACGAGATGCAGACCCGCGTACTCGAAGCGATCAATAAGGCAACGTCCCGTGGCTAGGATCGACCCGCGGACCGGGAAGCGAAAGGACTGGACGCCCCCGGTGAAGCCGGAGGCTGAGCGCAAGGCCGAGCGCGAGAAGGCCGTCGCCCTGATCCGCGCCCTCGACCGCGAGGAGATCGTCACCGAGGCGCGCGAGCGATTCATGCCGTTCGTGCGCTTCACCATGCCGGATCCGCAGGACCCGGACGACGCGAAGCGCTCGGCCTACGACGACCAGGACTTCCACCGCGCGATTGGCCTCGCTCTGGAGAAGGTCGAGCGCGGCGACATGCCGTTTCTGATCCTGACGGTGCCGCCCCGCCACGGGAAGTCGCAGCTCACCTCCCGGCACTTCCCGGCTTGGCTGCTCGGGCGCGACCCGCGCCGGCATATCGTAGTCGCCGCCCACACCGACAATCTGGCCGAGGACTTCGGCGCCGACGTGCGCAACATCATGTCGATGCCGCAGTACAAGCAGGTGTTCCCCGAGGTGGCCTTCCAGCGGGGCGGCAACGCCAAGAACCGCCTCCAGACGACCAAGGGCGGGCTCGCCTTCTTCGTCGGCCGTGGGACGGCCCTGATCGGCCGCGGCGCCGACTTCCTGATCCTGGACGACCTTATCAAGAACGCCGAGGAAGCCCGGTCCGCGGCCGTGCGCGAGGAAGTCTGGGAGTGGGTCGTCAAGGTCGCCATGACCCGGCGCATGTCGGCCCGCAGCCCGGTCGTCATCATCATGCAGCGCTGGCACGAGGACGATCCGGTCGGCCGCATCACCGACCCGACGAACCCGAAGCACGACCCGATCCTGGCCTCGAAGTTCAAGATCATCGATCTGCCGGCGCTCGCGGTGGACGACGACCCGCTCGGCCGGCCGAAGGGGAGGGCGCTCTGGCCGCTGTCGAAAGGTCAGCCGAAGTTCGATGAGGAGTTCCTGGAGCAGCAGCGGCGCCTCGATCCGACCGGCTTCCACGCGCTCTACCAGCAGCAGCCGTCCGCCGTGGACGGGACGCTGTTCCTGCGCGACAACATCCGCCTCTACGGGCCCGACGACCTGCCGGCGAACCTGACGCCCTACTGCACGTCGGACCACGCGGTCGGCGAGGACCGGAAGAAGCACGACGCCTCCGTGCTGCTCGGGGGCGGGCTCGACCGCGGCAACAACCTCTGGCTCACCAACTGCATCTGGGAGCGCTGGGCGACCGACCGCATCGTCGAGGCGATGTTGGATATGGCCCAGGAGCTGAACCCGCTGATCTGGGCGGCCGAGCGCGGCCACATCTCGAAGTCGATCGGGCCGTTCCTGCGCAAGCGGATGCACGAGCGCAACATCTTCTTCCCACTGCGCGAGATCACGCCGAGCGAGAACAAGGAAGTCCGAGCCCAGGCTATTGCCGGCCGGGTCGCTCAGGGCAAGGTGTTCTTCCCGCGGCACGCCGCCTGGACTGAGCGCGCGATCGACGAGCTGCTGAAATTCCCGAACGGCCGGAACGACGACTTCGTGGACGCACTCGCCTACTTCGGCATCCTGCTCCAGAGCATGTTCGCGCCCGGCCGGTCCGAGGCCGAGAAGGCCGCCGCGCAGCCGAAGACGGGCAGCTACGCCTGGATCAAGGCGATGCAGCGCCGCCAGGAACGTGACGATCAGATCCGGCAAGGGGGAGGGTACTGATGTCCAAGATCACCGACCAGGATGTACTTAGTGCCACCAGTAACGGGGACGGGACGCACGACGGCGTAAAGCTGGCACAGTGGCTTTACGAGGCCTATACTGGCAAGCCGCTGCCTCGCGACAAGGCTGAGGCGCTGGTGCAGGAAGGCGTGCGGCGGGCTCGCATCCGCAAGGACCAGGAGGCCCGAGGCTGATGTTCGACGACCCCCAGACCGCACTCGCGGACGAAGCGCCTCCGACCGCTGCCGAGGTGACGCCCGAGCAGGTCGGTCCGGCGAAGGAGCAGGCCCCGACCGAGCAGGAGCTGGCGCTCCAGCGGCGGATCTCGAAAACGATCCGTGAGGACAAGCGCCACTTCAAGAAGGCCTTCGAGCAGATGCGCAGTGATATGCGCGTCGCGATGCGCGGCCACGACAAGGATTGGTCGGACGACAAGTACAAGGCCAATATCACGGGCCGTCACGTCAAGGCCAAGACTGCCGCGCTCTACGCGAAGAACCCGAAGGCGGTCGCCCGGCGGGCCGACAAGATTGACTTCAAGCTCTGGAACGAGGATCAGCAGTCGCTGCTGATGGCCTTCCAGACGATGCAGGCCGCCCAGCAGGCCGCGCAGATGTCGCAGGCCCAGGCGGCCGGCGACCCGAACGCGCTGGCGGCCGGCGCCACGGCGCCCGAGCCGCAGCTCCCGCCGGGCTTCGCCGAGGCCCAGGCCCTGATCCAGGACTTCCAGGAGGGCATGGCCGCGCGCATGCAGGCCCAGCGGATCGCGAAGACGCTGGAGAAGCTGTTCGCCCACGCGATCAAGGAGCAGCAGCCCCTGGGCTTCAAGGAGAGCATGAAGCAGACCGTGCGGCGCGCCTGCACGACCGGCGTCGGCTACGTGAAGCTCTGCTACCAGCGGCAGATGGGCCCGTCCCCGAGCGTCGAGTACCGGCTGAACGACAGCCGCGTGCGCCTGGAGCACCTCAAGGCCCTGATCGAGGCCCAGCAGGGCGACGAAGGCTCCGTGGCCGACCTGGAGGCCGAGGCCGCCGAGATCGAGGCCATGGTCGAGAGCCTGTCGGCCGAGCCCGAGATCGTCACGTCCGAGGGCCTGGTTTTCGACTTCCCGCAGTCGACCAGGGTCATCCCGGACCGCCTGTGCCGGTCGCTCGAAGGCTTCGTCGGCGCCCGGCATCTGACGCTGGAGTACCTCTACACCCCGGAGGAGGTGAAGGAGATCTTCGGCGTCGATCTCGGCAAGAAGTTCAAGCCCTACCTCGCCAGCGGGAAGCTCGCCGACGACACATCCGAGAGCTACCAGCATCAGAGCGACATGCTCGACAGTGATGAGCCGGCCGGCGAGCAGCCGAAGGGCGATCTGTGCCTTGTCTGGGAGTATTTCGACAAGGCGGCGGGGCTCGTCTACTACGTCTGCGACGGTCACGAGGGCTTCCTCAAGCCTCCGGCCGCTCCGGATGTCTACGTCGACCAGTTCTGGCCGGTGTGGGCACTCACGTTCAACGCGGTAGAGAGCGAGGACGAGCTTTTTCCGCCGTCCGACGTGGCGCTGCTGCGCGACATCCAGAAGGAGTACAACCGCTCCCGGGACGGCAAGCGCGAGCACCGCCGGGCCGCGCGCCCGCGGTGGGTGTTCTCGAAGGGCTCGTTCACCGATGAGGATCTGTCCTGGCTCGGGACCGCCCCGGCGTTCTCGGCCACGGGCCTCAACATCGATCCGACGAAGGACATCAAGACCCAGCTCCAGGCCGTACCCGTGCCGGGCGTCGACCCGAACCTGTACGATGTCGGGGAGATCATGGCCGATCTCCAGTACGTCGTCGGCAACTCGACGGCCGGGCTCGGCGCGCCGCAGAAGGGCACCGCGACCGCCAACTCGATCGCGGCCGGCGCCAACGCCACGGCCGACCAGTCGGCGGTGGACGATCTCGACAACTTCCTCACCGCGATCGTCCGGGGCGCCGGGCAGATCCTGATGCGGGAGATGTCCGAGGAGACCGTCGTCAAGGTCGTCGGGCCGGGCGCCGTCTGGCCCGAGATGACGCTCCAGGAGATCGCGGACGAATTGTCCCTGGAGATCGAGGCCGGCTCGACGGGCAAGCCCAATCAGGCGGTCGAGATCGCGAATTGGGAGAAGATGCTCCCCTTCATCATGCAGATGCAGGGGATCAGCCCGCAGTGGCTGGCTCGCGAGACGCTCCGGCGCCTCGACGACCGCATGGATCTCACCGACGCCCTGGTGGACAGCCTTCCGTCCATCGTCGCGCAGAACCGGCAGGCCCAGGCCGCACCGGGAGATCCCAACGCTCAGCCGGACGCCCAAGGGCACAACGGCGCAGCAAACGGCCCGGCGGCCCCTGGTGGGCCCGCCGGACGTGGCGCACCGATGGGTGCGCAGTCTAAGGCTCCACCTGTCTGATCTGTCTTGCGACACCGGACATTCTGTCGTATCGAAGCAAAGGGTTAGAGGATCAACATGCCTTTCGACCGTGAAGATCTCTCCGAGGAACTGGACGAGGCTCTCGAAGTCCAGGCCGGTTCCGAGGGGACGGACGGGCAGGCCGGCGCCGATGGCGCCAAGCCTGCTGATGGCGAGGGCTCGTCCGCCTCGCAGGCGAAAACCGAAGACGAAGGCCTTCTGGGCGTGGTCCGCGACGCGGCCCCGGCCAAGAAGCCCGACGCCGCGGCGGCCTCGCCAGCCGAAGGTGCCGAGACGGGTGACAAGCCCGGCGAAGGCGCTCCCAAGCAGCCGGACAACGAGAACTACTCGGATGTCCCGTTTAACAAGCATCCGCGGTTCCGCCAGCTCCTGAGCGAGCGGAACGCCAACAAGGGCGACGCCGAGAAGTATCGGCAGGTCGACACGTTCATCCGTGACAACGGGATGACCGCCCAGGAGGCGGCAGACCTGCTCACGGTGGGCGCCATGGCGAAGACGAACCCGGCGAAAGCCTGGGAACTGGCGCGCCCGTGGGTCGAGAACCTCTTGAAGGCATGCGGGGAGGTGTTGTCCCCGGATCTGCAACAGGCCGTCCAGGAAGGACGGATGACGCAGGAGGCCGCCTACGAGGTGAGCCGCTCGCGCGCATCCGTCGCCGCCATGGAGGCCTCGCGCGGGTTCGAGGAGCGTCGTCGGCAGGAGCAGTCCCAGACCGAGCACGCCCGCTCGATCACGACCGCCGCCGAGGATTGGGAGACGGATCGCCGGGCGAGGGACCCGAACTACGACACGAAACTCGAACTGATCCATCGCGAGATCGCGTGGCGCCACCACAACGGCGATGTCCCGAAGACGCCGCAGGAGGTCAAGGCCCAGCTCGATGACGCCTACAAGGCCGTCAACGCTGCGCTCAAGCCCCCGGCGACGCCTCCGGCGGCAGCCCCGGGCCGGCAGGCGCCCCCGCGCACCGCGACCAAGCCCGTCACGGGTGGATCAGTGGCTGGTGGCAACGCGAAGCCCGCGCCGCGGTCAATGCTGGAAGTCGTCCAGCAGGCTGCAGGTTAAGGGCCGCACGGCTTAGGATAAGGTCATGCCGTTTACTGCGAACGAACTGGCGAACATCGCCAACTCCGCTCTCGACTACTACCTCAACAAGGGCAAGGTCGAGAAGCAGAACATCCAGGAGAAGCCCATGTCGAAGGCCTTCGAGGCCTCCGCTGGGCAGTTCCCGGGTGGTAAGGGTCTGGTCTCCATCGGTGTGAAGGGCGGCCAGGGCGGCGGCTCCTTCCAGGGCTACACCCACGACGATCAGGTCACGTACTACAACCCGGCGTCCAACCTGCGGGTCGGCTACGCCTGGAAGGAGCACCACATCGGCCTGGGCCTGACCCACACCGAGCTGAAAATCGACGGCATCACCGTCGTCGAGGACGGCGCGGACCAGACCACGACCGAGAAGGACGGCCGCGAGCAGTTCGCCCTGGCGAACCTGCTCGAAGGCAAGATGGAGGACTTCGACGAGGACAAGAAGAAGTCCTGGGACGAGCTGCTCCACGGCGACGGTACGGGCGACGCGAAGGCGCTCGCCGGCATCCAGTCGATCATCCTCGACAACCCGGCGGTGGGCTCGACCGGTGGCCTGTCCCGCGTCACCTACCCCTGGTGGCGCAACCGGGCGGCCACGGCCGCCGCGGCGGCCGCGGGCACCGGCCAGGACGCTATCGCCAGCTCGGCGGCTGGCGGCGGCGTGCTGATGCAGTTCCTCCAGAAGGAGGATCGGCAGCTCAAGCGCTTCTCCCAGGGCGGCGTGAAGCTGCGCCGGTTCGCCGGCTCGGACTTCATCGACGCCATGGAGCGCGAGATCCGTGCGAACGGCAACTACTCGCTCAGCGGCTTCCGGGCCGCGGGCACCGTGGATGGGAAGATGGCCGACCCGACCTGGGACGGCAACGAGATCATCTACGACCCGACCCTGGACGACATGGGCCTCGCCAAGCGGATGTACGCGATCGATATGCGCCGCATCCGTCTGATGTACATGATCGGCGAGAAGAACAAGAAGGCCTCGCCGCCGCGTCCCTACGACCGCTACGTGATGTACCGCGGTCTCACCTCGACCGCGGTCATGATCGCGTCGCAGCTCAACACGAGCGGCGTCTACGACATCAAGTAACGGTGTCGTCTGATCTGTCATAATACAGGGCGGCTCCTTCGGGGGCCGCCCTCAAATCTGAGGGGCTAGGAGGCCCGCCACCATGGACACCGCACACGTCTTTGTCGCCCTTGCCGGAGATCGCGGAAACAGCGTGCCCAAGACGGTCACGCCCGCCGAGATCCAGATCCTCCAGCGCATGCACGGCGACGACGCGGTGCATGACATCCTGCCCGGCGAACCCGTGCAGCGCTCGAAGCAGCAAGAGCTGGGCCGGCTGGCCGGCATGTATCGGGCCCGTGACGAGGACGGGAAGCCGCACCTCCAGGTCATGTTCCCGAGCCACACCCTGCTCCCGATGACGATCGACGAGCTGGGGCTCCACGACAGCCTGTTCCGCGCGACCGAGCGCGCCCGGCCGTCGACCCGCACCGTCGAGGTGCCCGTCGAGCAGACCCACGGCGCGCCGGGCACCGCGCCCGTGCAGGTCGGATGGGACAACACGCAGTTCGAGCCGAGCGAGGTCCCGGCCGACCCGGAGACGCAGCCCGAGCTGGTGGGCACGATGGTCGACCCGCGCTCCCAGCACCAGAACGACGAGCCGCCCGGTGTGGCCCTCGACGCCACGAACGACGGTGACGCCGACAAGCTCCGCGCCCGTGCCGAGGCGCAGGGCACCGGGCCGGGCTCCGTCCCGACCCAGACCGGCGCCCGGACGGACGGCGGCCCGGTCGAGACGGCCGGCGCCAAGACGGCCGAGCAGAAGGCGGCCGAGGTCGCCCCGGCGGCCGACGCCAACGCCCTGTTCTCGTAAGGGGAGACGACGATGGCCCGCGGGCAGACGCTGCTCAAGCTGCTGGACGACCTGCGGGCCGAATGCCGGCTGTCGCCGAACCCCTCCCACAACGCCCAGCAGCGCGAGACGCAGGTCCGCCTGCTCCAGCGCATGCAGGAGTGGCTCTACGACGACTACGACTGGCCGCACCTCCGGATCGAGCGCACCTTCCCGAGCCAGCGCGGCCAGCGCTACTATGGCCTGCCGAAGGACATCGCGCTCGAACGGATCCTGCACCTGGAGGTCCGCTTCGGGACGCGCTGGCTCCCGGTCGGCACGGGGATCGACACGGAGTGCTACGCCGGGATCGACAGCGACAGCGGGCAGCAGGGCTGGCCGGTCCGGCGGTGGCGGATCTGGGAGGACGACCGGATCGAGCTGTGGCCGGTGCCCGACCAGGACGCCGGGACCGGGATCGGCGATGACGGTTCGATCAAGGTCGTCGGGATCCGCAACCTGAGGCCCTTCCGCGACGACACCGATGTCTGCGACCTGGATGACCGCCTGATCGTCCTGTACGCGGCGGCCGAGCTGCTCGCGGCGGCCGGTGCGAAGGACGCCCAGCTCAAGCTCCAGCAGGCCGCGGCGCGCTACGCGAAGCTCAAGGGCGACCTGACGCCCCGGCGGCGCGTGCAGATGTTCGCCGAGCGCCCCGAACGCGCCCCGCTGCGCGGCATGCCGATGGTCGACTACCGCCCGGCGAGCAAGTGATGGGCACGATCTGGATCCGCGAGTTCACGGGCGGCCTCGACACCCGCAAGCTGGCCGAAACCTCGAAGGGCGGCACGCTCGTCCAGGCGGTCGACGGCCACATCAACCGGGGCGGCGAGTTCGAGCAGCGCGCCGCGTTCGTGCCGGTCTACACCCTGCCGAAGGGCACCGTGGGGCTCGCCTTCACCAAGGCCGGGCCGACCGTCTTCGGCTCGATCCCCGACCCGGGCGTGCCCAACGGGGTGAACTACCAGCGCCTCCAGCACCCGGACGGCGCGACCGAGCTGGTCGCGGTCCGGAGCTTCGACCTGTTCTCCGGGAAGATCTTCGCGGTCGGAACCTTCGCGGACGGCGACATCTACCAGTTCTACGACGGCAAGCGCGTCACGAACTACGGCACCAACACCGCCGTGGTCCCGGGATCGCCGGTTCGGACCTTCGGCCGCAAGCTGTACTACCTGACAGGTCCGAACCTGATCTACTCGAACCTCGCGGACCCGACCAACTTCGACGCGGACAGCGGTACGAAACTGCCGGACGGGACGACGACCGACGTGAGCGCGCCCGACGCGGACGGGAAGACCACGAAGACGGAGACGACCCGCAAGACGAACGCGGACGGTACGGTCACAATCACCGTCGTCGTCACCAAGCCGGACGGCTCCGTCACGACCACGACCAGCACCGAGCCCGCCCCGACGACGGGCGTGGGCGCCGGCTTCAACGACCTGTCCGAAGAGGACTACGGGTCCGAGGATCTGACGGCGATCGGCCGCTACCAGAACTACCTCGCGATCTTCTCGGACCGGACGGTCCAGGTCCGCTACATGGACCCGGACCCGGCGCTCTCGAAGGGCATCCAGTCGCTGCACAACACGGGCACGATCAGCCCGCGCAGCGTGACGGAGTTCGGCGACACCGACCTGTTCTACCTCGACGCCTCCGGGCTCCGCTCGCTCAAGGCGCGCGATGCCTCGAACGCGGCCGTGAGCACCGACATCGGCTCAGCGATCGACGTGCTGCTGACGGACTTCGTCGCCCAGCAGAGCGCCGAGGACGTGCAGAACGCCATCGGCGTGATCGAGCCCCGCGATGGCCGCTTCTGGCTGGCGATCGGCGATACGATTTTCGTGTTCTCCTACTTCCCCGCGGCGAAGGTGAGCGCATGGACAATCTACAAGCCCGGCTTCAAGGTCGAGGAGATCATCGTCTACAAGCGGCGGGTCTACTTACGATCTGGCGACCAGATCTACGTGTATGGCGGCCTAGGCGCGGAGCTGCTGTACGACGACACCGAAGCCGTGGCGTGGCTACCCTACCTCGACGGCGACCGGCCGACCGAGACGAAGACGCTCCAGGGGATCGACGCCGCGGTCCGCGGCTCCTGGCGCGTCGACATCGGCATGGACCCGGCGCAGGTCGAGGCCAGCGACAAGATCGGCGTCGTCACAGAGACGACCTTCATGGCGAACCGGATCCCGGCCAGCCATCAGGCGACCCACTTCTCCCTGCGCTTCCGCTCGGACGGCCGCTACCTGCCGAACAAGCCGGCGGTGTTGGGCTCGGCCGCGATCACCTACTCGGCCGAGAGCGACAAGGCCCGGTCATGATCCTGGAGCCTGTCACCTACGCCACGGCCCTCCAGGTCGGCCAAGGCATGCGCGAGCGCGACGTGATGGAGTTCGCCGCGGTCGCGCCCGTGGGCGCCGAGGATCTGGCGCCCTGGCTCGCCCAGCGCTTCGGCCGGCGATCCGAGCTGCTCTGCGCCCGGACCGACGACGGCGAGCCCGTCTGCATCGGCGGCGCGGTCGAGGTGCGGCCGGGCTCGGCCACGCTGCTGTTCTACGGCACCGACCGCTTCCCCGAGATCGCCCTGGGGATGACCCGCTTCATCCGCCGGCACTACTTCCCGAGCCTCGCGGCGGCGGGCACGCACCGGATCGAGTGCGTCACCCTCGACAGCTACCGGGAGATGCAGCGCTGGCTGGAGACGCTCGGCCTGGAGCGCGAGAGCACCCTGCGCGCCTACGGGCGCGACCGCGAAGACTTCGCCATGTACGCCTGGATCGACGCCGATGCTCGTTCGCCTCGCCATTGAAGCCGACCGCGCCGCCCTGGTCGAGCTGTGCGTCCAGGCAGTCGAGGAGAGCGTTCGCGGCATCCCGCCGGACCGGGAGATCATCAACGAGACGATCGACAGCTCCTTCGCGACCGCGGAGCCGACCTTCTTCGTGATCGAGCGCCAGCGGGAGCTGATCGGCTTCATGATGGCGTCGATCGGAAGCTACGCCTTCGCCTCTGGCATCTTCACGACCCAGCAGGTAATGTTCGTCCGTCCCGATATGCGCGGCACTCGGGCGGCCGCACTCCTGATCCGGCATCTGATCGCCTGGAGCACTAGGCTCGGCGCGAAAGAGATCACAGGCGGCAACAACAACGGGCTCTACACCGAACAGACCGCTTGCCTGCTGGAAAAGCATGGTTTCGAGCGCGTCGGGGTGTTTATGCGCCGTCCGGGAGTGCAGTAATGTCGAAGAAGGATGGCGGCGCCGGCAAGCAGGCGAACATCGCACGTATGGAGGAAGCCCAGCGGCAGGCGACTATCCGCCAGGGCACCGACCAGATCAACTCGACGTTCGACAGCCAATTCACGCCGGACTTCTTCAACAAGCAGCGCGACAACTTCCTCGCGTTCCAGCTCCCGCAGCTCGACGGGCAGTACGGTGACGCTCAGCGGCAGCTCACCTACAACCTCGCGCGGAACGGGAACCTGGACAGCTCGACCCGCGGCTTCCAGCAGGGCCAGCTCCAGAAGACGTACAACACCCAGCGGACGACCGTCGCCGACAACGCGAACAGCTACGCCAACTCGGCACGGAGCAACGTCGAGCAGGCCCGCAACAACCTGATCTCGACGCTCAACGCCACGGGCGACGCGACCCAGGCCGCCAGCTCGGCGACCAATCAGGCCGCGATCCTGGCACAGCCGCAGGCCTACAGCCCGCTTGTCGACGCCTTCGCCACCACGACCGGCGCCCTCGCTTCCCAGGCCCAGGCCGATCGCGCCCAGGCTATCGCCAACGGAACCTACACGGGCGGCTCGGGCCTGTTCGGCACGTCCGGCGGCTCCGTCCGCGTCACGAGGTAAGGCCCATGTGTGATCCGCTCACCATCGCAGGCGCGGCGCTCTCGGCCGGCGGCATCGCGGCCAACTCGATCGGCGCCTCCCAGGCCGCCGCCGCGTCGAGCCGCGCCTACGCGGCCGAGCAGGCCCGGCAGGCCCAGCTCCGGCAGGAGGCCGCGCAGGTCCAGCAGCACTCGAACAGCCTCTACGAGGGGTTCGCCGGCAAGCAGCAGGACCGGGCGGCCGATCTCGCCTCGACGCTCCGCAGCGCCCAGCTCCCGGCCCAGGGTTCGGCCTCGACGACCGTCGAGGCGCCGGCCAGCAGCTCGAACATCACGACGCAGGGGGAGGCCTCCCAGCGGGCGAGCGCGGACGCCTATGCCGGCCAGCAGGCCACGGCGCTCGGCGACCTGCGGTCCTTCGGCGACCTGCTCGGGACGAACGCCCTGGCCCAGGCCCGGGACGCCTCCCAGATCGGCCAGATCGGCAACTTCATGCGGGGCTCGGCCTCCGTGCTGCCGCAGGAGCTGAATGCGGCCAGCCACGCGGGCGACACCGCCAAGCTGTTCGGCGGCCTCGCGGGCGGGCTCGGCAAGGTCGGGATCGCGGCCGGCATCAACGGGAGCACCCTGGGCGGCCTGTTCGGTGGCGGCGCCAGCTCCGGCGGGAACGTCTCCACCTCGCTCCCGACGATGGCCGCCTCCGGGATGGGCTCGATCGCCAACGCCTACGGCAACCTGCCGGCCGCGCCCATGTCGATCGCCCAGCCGTTCGGCGCGGACCCGTCCTTCGCCAGCAGCCCCTACCGCGTCTGAGGTCGACATGCCGTCCTTCCGCAACAACGCCGTCGACCCGCAGCAGATCTCCAGCGCGTTCGACAGCATCGCCAACGCCTTCAAGGTCACGCCCCAGGAGATCCTGGCCGGCGCGAAGTCGCGTGAGACGATGCAGAAGGTCCAGTACCTCGCCGACGCCTACAAGCTCGCCCAGGACCCGAACAGCGACCAGGGCCAGCTCGACCGCCTCGCCTCGATCGCGGGCGCCTACGCGCCGAGCCAGAGCCTGACGGCGGTGGACCGGAACAACGCTACCTCCCTTCGCACGAACGCGGCCGACAACGCCCGCGCGCTCCAGCTCGCCCGCGAGGGGCAGGCCGGCGAGACGACCCGCACCCTCCTGTCGCCGGTCGGGGAGGGGCAGACCCGCTTCATCCCGCCGTCCGTCGCAAGCCTGTACGGGCTGCCGGCGCAGCAGATCGGCGCCGTGAAGGCGAACGAAGGGCAGACGGTGGCGCTGCCCGGCGGCGGGACGGTCGAGGGGCGCGAGAAGCCCCTGACGGAGGACGCCGTCAAGGCGCGGGTGCTGGCCGGCATGGAGCCGGCGGCGCAGCGCGCGGCCGCCTTCGGCAACACGCCCGTCGAGACCGTCATGACCCCGCAGGGCCCGCGCATCTCCTCGCGTCTGGACGCGATCGGGCAGGCCCCGGCGCCGGACACCCAGAAGGCTCAGTTCTTCAACTACGACACCCCGGACGGGAAGTCCGGCACCGCCCGCACGGACGGCTCGGGCAAGCTCGTCGACACCCAGACCGGGGCCGAGCTGCCGCCGGGCTCGCGCACCTACACGGCTCAGCTCACCGGCAACAAGTCGGACACCGGGCTCGGCGCGAGCGCGAAGTCCAACATCGAGACGCAGCTCCTGGATCTCTCGAACCTGGAGCAGAGCGTCAACGCGCTCGACAAGATCGCGACGACCAATCCGCAGTCGATCGGCCTCACTGGGCAGGTTCTGGGCATCGGCCAGGACGCCATGGCGACGATGAAGGAGGCCGCGACCATGTTCGGCCCCAAAGCCCAGGACTATCTCAAGCAGGTCGAGGACGGTTCTCTGCCACCCGAGATGTCCCGATACTTCAACCCGAACATCCCGCAGGCGACGTTGCTTGAGAACACCATTCTGGCGCAGTACGCCAAGATGCAGGACCCGAACGGCCGGCTCAGCAATCAGCAGATGGAGATCGCCGCCAAGGCGCTCGGGATCGACGGCATGCTTAAGTCGGCCGACAAGACGAAGGCCGTCATCGCCGGCATCCGGCAGCAGATCGCGGCCAAGCGCGCCATGATCGGCGGGGCCGCGCCGGCCGCCAACGCGATCCGGCCGCCGGACGCCGCTGGTGGGCCCGCCCCGGCGCCGGCCGGCACGCCCGTTCGTCGGAAGTGGACCGCCAGCGGGGAGCTACAGTGATGCCGATCGAGGTTGAAGGTCCGGACGGCGCGATCAACGAGTTCCCGGACGGCACCCCGGATGCGGTCATCTCGAAGGCCATGCAGTCCGTCTACGGCGCCCCGAAGGCTGCCCCGGCCACGACGGGCGGGATCGGCGATCTGGTCGCCGGGGCGCTGTCGCGCGCCGAGAGCGCGGCCGGCGGGCTCGTCGAGCGAGCGGCCGAGAAGGTCGGGCTCGGACCCAAGGGGCCGTCGTCCTACCAGCAGTCGTCGGACCTGGACGCCCAGATGCGCGGCGTGCCGGCGGCCCCGGTCACGTCCAAGCCCCAGGAGGGCGGCGAGCGGCGCTCCGGCGCGCTGGCCGGCCTATTCGGCGTGGCCGACCAGGGCGTGCGCGGCGTCGCTCAGGGCGCGGCGACCATGGCCGGCCTGCCGGTCGACCTGACGACCATGGTGCTCAACATGACGCCCGGCGTAGCCCAGCTCCGGACCGCGCTCGGCCTCACGCCGAACATCTCGAAGCCCTTCCTGGGCTCGGACTTTAACAAGAGCGCGCTCGACACCGCGAACGACGCGACCATCGGCGGGATCAACGCGGCCACGGGCGCCAACCTCGACCTGCCGGTGCGTGAGGGCGCCAACGTGTTCGAGCGCGCCGCCAACCGGGTCGGGCAGGAGATCGGCGGCGCCGCGCTCCCGGCGGGCGCGGCGATCGGCAAGGCCGCCCAGGTCGGCATGGAGGGCGCGCGGGCGATCCAGAACCCGATCGCCCGGCACTTCGTCGAGCAGGCCGCCGCGAACCCCTCGAAGTTCCTGGGCCGCGAGGTCGGCGCGGCCGGCGTGGCCGGCGCGGGCGCGGCGGGCGTGAACGAGCTGACGCGCGCGGCCGGCGTGGACGAGCACGGAGTTGGGCACGCAGCCGGCGATCTGGCCGGCGCGCTCGGCGCCCTGGGCCTCTACGGGATCGGTAGCCACGCGATCAGCAAGGTCGGCGACGTGTACGGCGCGATCACCGGCAGCGATCGGTTCGCCAATCAGGTCGTGCGGGACGCGGTCGTCGATCGCCTCGCCACGGCGTCGGGCGCGCCCACTGTGCCGGTCGGCAAGCGCGACGTGTTCGACACGTCGGACATCGTGTCCGCGATCGAGCGCGGCCGGGCCAACCCGATCGGCGACACGGTCCCGGGCTACCAGGACACCCTGGCCGACGTGACCCGTAACCCGGGCATCGCCGCGACGGAGTACGGTCGCCGCACCTCCGGCAGCCCGACCCTGGCGCAGCGCGGCGTGGAGAACGAGCAGGCCGTCAACTCGGCGATCGACAGCCTCGCCCCCGAGGGCAACGCCGGGGCGCTGCGCGAGGGCCTCGCCGGCTGGCGCGAGCAGCTCCAGACAGGCGCGAGCGCCGAGGCCCAGGCCGCACAGGCCCGGTTCGAGGAAGCGGCCAGCCGCCTCCAGGCGCAGATGCACCCGGACGCCCGGGGCCAGGACATCCGGGCCGCCCTGGAGGACGCCAAGGCCGCCGCGCGCGAGCTGGAGCGCTCCCATTGGGCCGGCGTGTCGACCGGGGACGCTGACATCCGCCCGCTGGTCGACGCCTTCGGGAACGTCCGCAGCGGCCTCACCCAGACCGCCCGGGACCTGTTCGACCCGTCGCACCTCACCGGGATCCCGCAGCGGTTCGTCCCGGCCGAAGCCGGCGCCGCGGCCGATGGGGCCGGAGCGGCCGGCCGGGCGGCCATGGATGGGCTCGACCCGTCCGAGCGCGCCATGGCCGAACGGCTGCTGGGCGACCGCCCGGCACCGGCCGGCGCGGCTGCCCCCGAGCCCGAGCCTGTGCGGGTCCCCCTGCGCGAGATGGCCGACCTGCGCTCGGCCCTCGCGGCCGAGCACCGGGACGCCTTGTCCACCTCTAATCCCGCGCGTGCGCGCGTGATCGAGCAGTACATCTCGGCGCTGGACGACTACGCCCGGCAGGCCAACCCGAACGTCGAGGCCTACGACGCGGCCCGGGATTTCTCGCGCCAGCTCAACGACCGCTTCACCCGGCCGCAGACGGACGTGGCCCAGGTGCTCGATCGCAATCAGGGCGTCTACCGCCAGTCCGACGCGAGCGTCCCAGGCCGGTTCGCGCGCCCCGACAGCGCCGACCAGGGCGGGTTCGAGGCGCTGATGCGCGAGGCCGGCACCGACCCGCGGGCCCGCAACGCCGTGGCCGACCAGATCCGTGAGGCCGCGTCGGCCGCGCAGACGCCGGAGGCCGCGACCCGGTTCATGGAGGAGCACAGCCGCGTGCTCGACCAGTTCCCCGAGCTGCGGGCCCAGCTCGAAACGCGCGCCCGGACGCAGCGGTCGGCCAACCTCGCGGAGGAGCGCCGGGCCGGCCTGGAGCGCGAGCTGGGCACGGAGAACACGCGCGGCAGCTCGGCCGTGGGTCAGTACCTCCACTATGGCACCGAGCAGACCAGCCGGGCGATCCAGGGCGTCTTCTCGGCCGCCAAGCCCGCCGAAGCCGCGCGCGAGCTGCTCGACTTCGCCGGCCGGGACAAGAGCGCGGTCGACGGCATGCGTCGGGCGATCTGGGAGGAAGCGGAGCGCGTCGGCCGGCGGAAGGGCGAGACGACCGCCTCGACGGACGGCGTGCAGCCGTGGATGCCCGGGAAGCTCAAGGCGTTCGTGGACAAGCCCAACGTGCGCGCCGTGCTCCAGGAGGCTTACCGGGACGAGCCCGAGCACCTCGCGAACCTCGACAAGCTCGCGGAGGTACTCCAGCACACGAACGTCGGGGCGCGCGGCCGGGCGCCGAACAGCTCCGGCACGGCCCAGGGCATGATGGACACGATCCGCAGCTCCGTGTCGCCCGAGAGCATCCAGAGCGGCGTCATGTCGGTCAAGCGCGGCCAGATCGGCGTGCCGTGGTTCGTCACGTCGATCGCCGCGCGGCTCGCCCGCAACAGCGTCAAGGCCGCCCAGGCCGGCGCGATCAATCGCATGCTCGACGAAGCCCTGGTCAATCCGGAGGCAGCCGCCGCGCTGCTGCGCGAGAACAACCCGGTGAACCGGGCCTACCTCGCGCGCAGCTCGAAGCTCTGGGGGATCCAGCACGGCGACCAGATCGCCAGCGCCCTCAACGACAACGAGGAGCCCGATCCCGTGAAGGACGCGCTCAAGAGGAGCCGGCGGTGAGCATCGCAGACGCATTCCGGCGGACGGCCGCCCAGATCGGCGCCAACCCGCTCGATCTGGCGACGGTCGCATCCTACGAGAGCGGCGGGAAGCTCAACCCGGCCGTCATGGGCGGGGCCGGCGGGCGCTACGCCGGCATCTTCCAGTTCGGCCCGTGGGAGCAGCAGCACTACGGCGTCTCGAACCGGAGCACGGCCGAGCAACAGGTCGAGGCGGCCGGCCGGTTCCTCAAGGATCGCGGCTTCAAGCCCGGCATGGGCCTGCTCGATATGTATTCGGCGATCAACGCCGGCCGGGTCGGCCGCTACAACGCCAGCGACGCGGGCAACGGCGGCGCCCCGGGCACGGTGCGCGACAAGGTCGAGAAGCAGATGGGCGTCCACGTCGAGAAGGCGAGGGCGCTGCTCGGCGCCCTCGGCGGCGCCCCGGCGTCTGATGCGCCGGCCGCCGGCCAGACACCGCAGGCGGGCACGGATCTCGCCGCGGCGCTTGGGCCGGGCGTCACGCTGCCGACCCTGGCGCCGGCCGTCCCGGTCGTGCTACCGGCCGAGCCGGACCCGACGATCCAGACCCAGCAGGCTCAGCAGCTCCAGGAGCAGCGCGCCCAGCAGGAGCAGCAGAGGAAGCAGGCCCTGCTGAGCGTGAGCGCGTTCTACCGCTGAGTGCGCCCAAGAGTGCGCGCAAGACAATCGGACAGGGCGAAAAACGCAACCCTGCCAAATACTTGACAAGACGGTAGTTCTTCTTGCAGAAGTGCG